TTCGCGCTGAGCTGTGCTTCGTAGAGGTTCGCCGGGGAAGCCGTCAAAAGCGCAGCCGGCGCATTGCTGGGCAGAATGCTCTGCTGATAGCTTGCCGCCATCCCCGCGCCGCCGCTTGCGCTGATGACGGTCGTCGGGGCATAGGTGGTCAGCGCCTTGTACGCGCTGATTTCAGCGGCGGAAAGGGCGGTTTCGACGGGCGTGGCAAGTGCCGCCCAAACATAAACATCGTTCGCATCAAGGAATGCTTTGAAGTCGGAAACGGTCGTCGTATCCTTTTCCGCGTAAGCGAAACCGATGATATTGCTGCTGCTGGTAGCAATGCCGCCCACGGTTTCACCGTTGATGGCAGCACTGAAATGCGTGCAGAATGTTCCTGCTGCATCGATGCCGTCGAACGTGCAAAAATAGCGGTCAACATTGTTTCCAGCCTTCGTCCATTTCATCGAAGATGTCAGCTTGATTTTGGTGATGCGCTGCACGCGCACCCCGCGCGTCAAATCCACTTCATCGCACACCCACTGCTGCCCGCTTTCATCCGTGTAATTGCTGCTGGATGCAACCGGGATGCCCGGAAGCGCGTTCGGCGTTTGCAGCGTCATCGTCTGCGATTCGTTCGCGCCGTCCAACACCGTGACCACCACCGTTCCGCCGTCACCCGCGCTGACAATCGGCACGGGCGCGGTCGGGGTCGGCACACCGTACTGCGTGCTTTTGCCCCAGACATGCAGTGCGCCAAGCGGTTTCCCCGCCAGCGCGTTCTCGCACGTCATCGGATTGCCCGATGCCGACACGCTTTTCCCGTTTTCTGTCGAATCCCGCTGCTGCACGTCGCTGATGTGCCATAGCTTCGGACTGCGGTACGCCACCGTTGCGCTGACGTTCTGCGTTTCACCCGCCGCAATCACCGCCGACGCATCCGCCGTGCCGACTTTCGCGCCGTCCGGGTCGTACAAATCCACCGTGAACGTCGCGGACGCTTCCGCGCCCGTCCGGTTCACCGCGTCGAACGCAACAACCGTTTCGCCGTTCGTCAGGTCGCTGTCCAGCTTCGGGGTTGTTACGCGGATGTTCTCCATGCGAATCTGGTCATCCAGCAGCGTCACCAGCTCCACCGGGCGAATCATTCCGCTGCCGGAGTACCAGCGCGAGGACGGCTGTTCATTGCGCACAAACACCGCAATCGTATTCACGCCGCTGACCATCTGTTCCGTCGCGTCCACCGCGAACGGGTTGTAGCCGTAATAGTTCTTGTGTACCTGCTGCCCGTTGACGTACACCGTCGATTCCATGTACACGCCGTCAAAGCACAGCACATACCGTCTGCCGGGCTGCTTGTCCACCGAGACGGTCGTGCGATACCACGCGTCGCCGCCATCCAGATAACCGCCCTCATACGTCGCCGGACTGGACGCATTGAAGTCCAGCGCAATAGACCAGTCGTGCGGCACGCTGACCGTCCGCCAACTTGCGTCGTCGTAGGACGCTGCCGCTTCCGCCGTCGAGGAATACGCCGTGTTCGCCGTCGCGGATACGAGGTTGAACTTCCACGAATCCAGCGGAACAGCGGAAACAAGCTGGTCGGCTGTCGTGACGGGGATGCCGCCTGCTTCCAGCGTTGCAATGCGCCGTTCCAGCTTGGCAATGTAGTCGCCGACCGCCTTTGCATCCGCCGCCTTGCCCTCTTTTGTCAGCGTCGCATCCACCTCAATTGCCACTGTTCCACCGCCGGAACTGCCGTCTTGCGGCAAATCGTATCCTGCCCCGCGTCGCACAAACCACCTTCCGGATGCCAGCGTTATCACCTGCGCACCTTGCTTCGCTTGCAGTACGCCGCGCAGCGCGCCGGACACCGCATATACACTCTGCGGCAGTACGACGCTTGCTACATTGCCAGCCGCAGTGCCAAGCACAGGAATCGTTTTGCCATCAGCGCGGTCAAAGGATGCCGAAATCTCATACGCGGTCAAATCCACCGCTGCACCGCCGTCGTACACACTGACGCGCCATTCGTGCGCACGGCTGTCGCCCTGCACCATCATCAGGTCAGACCAGCTTCGCGCCCCGGTCGGATGTTGGAGGTCAATGCGCTCCTCAAACGTCCACTGCATTGCTTTTTTCCTCCTGCTTGCGGATGATAGCGATAGCTTCATTCAGTGTCTGCATACATCCGAGCATGTGCGACACATTGTCACGCCCCGCGACGGGAATCGTGTCAAGCGTCGCTTGGATGCTCAGCAGCTTATTCAGCACTTCTTTCATGCGGTTTCCTCCTGCCTTACGATATTACAAAGACCTGCTGTTTCGTCTTGCCGTTGCTTGCCTTTACAACTACGCGCACCCGGCCGGTATCGAGACTAACGCAAGTGATTTCTCCAATGGTTACGTCGCTTGAACCTGCACTGTATCCTGCGCTGTATGCGCTGGACGCATCGACCGACACCAAGTGCTGGCTTGTGTCCTTGTTGCTCAGGGTAATGTCCAAATCTGCTGTGATGGTTTTGCTCGCAGAATAGTAGCTTTCTCCGTATGCTTCCAGCGCCTGCACATATACCGATGATGCTCCTTCTCTCCTCGCGGCATCCAGAGCATCATCGTAGCCCGGCATGTCGCTCAGGTCAAAAGTTGCATCGGCAGGCGCGAAAAAAGAACAGGTTTTCGTGCCAATGGTTAGCGTATGAAGAACACATGCTGTTTTTCCAACAGTCAACGTCCCCGCATCCAGCGTTGTAATAAGTCCCTGTCCTGCAACAAGTTCGTCGAAATCGCCGTATCCTGCTACAACAGATTCACCGCTAATGGTTACGCCTGCGAAGTCCGTTGCCCATGCGCGAATCGTATCAAGTTCCCCGGTTGTCACATATCCCGTTAGCGTAATTGTGCCGCCGCTGATGGTCACGCCGTCACCGCGAAGCTCGACCATTGCGCTGATGTCATCGTCCTTCTTGACGTACATCACAAGGCTGTCACTCAGCTGCTCGATGGCGCTTTCCGTCTTTGTCGTGCGCCCTGCCAGCGCATCCGTCCGCGTCACCAGCGTGCCAATGGAATCATTGTTGACCAGGATTTGCGCCTGCGCCGTCGCGACGCTATCTTCGACCGTTGTCACGCGCCCGGAAAGCAAGCCGATGCCGCTGGCTTGGACTTCGATGGCGGATTCAGCTGTATTCATCCGCTGCCCAAGCGCATCGACCGATTCTTTGCTGGCTTTGAGCTGGATTTCATCGGCATTCTGCTTGATGGACGTTTCCGCTTTGCGGATTTCGTCGCGCGCCACATGACACGCAGCGCCATTCGCCGCGCTTTCGGCTTCAATTGCTTGCAGCTTGCTGACGATGCCGTCCGTCGTCGAAAGTGTGTCCGACGCTTTGCTGGCAATGGTGACGACGATGCTGCCCGGATCGCCGCGCGCGTCCTGCTTTTCGACCGTCACAATCCGCGCAGTTTGCCGAAGACCGTGCGCATCATCCGAGATAATCACTTGCTTTCCCGGCGCGAAGCAATCCCAGTCATAGCCGGTCAACGCGTAGAGGTCAACTGCCGTTGCTGTCAGGCTGATTTGCGGTTGCTGCCTTTCCGCCAACACTTGCTGTCCGCGCGCCAGCAGTTCTTCTGGCGTGGTGAATGCATTGTTTTGGTAGATGGAGGCACGGATGCCGTACTGTGAAATGGTGTCCGCATCAATGTATGGCACTGCATCCGCCGTCAGCGATTCCACGGTGACAGTTTTTCCGTCCTTACCAGTGCCGCCAATCAGGTAGAGGCGCGTCACCAGCTCCGTCGTGTCCATCTGCATTTGGATGCCGGTGAGGTTGCGCCCGTAGTGGATGCCGCACTTGCTCTCTGCGTCCGCCTTCCGGATGCTCAGCCGGAAGGGAAGGACGCTTGTGTCGCATTCCCATGTGTACGCATCCAGCTCTTCGCAGAGCTTCCGAATCCCTTCCAGAACGCTGATGTTGCTCATCGACAGCGCCACCGTCTGCTCGAAGTCACACGCATCCAGCACCCAGCGCTTCACTGTCTGCTGCGCCATCAGCTGCTGAATGGCATCACGGACGCTGATGCCGTCAAACACCATTTCGCCGAAGATGAGGTCGTCCAGCAGAAGCGACAGCACATGTTCCAGCGTGTAACTGCGCGTTCCACCCGGCAGCACGTCCGAAGCGGGCATCCCCGTGATGCGATACACGCCTAAATCACGCGCGCCATCTTGCAGATGCACCCACGGCAGTTTCGCGCATAGGTCGTTCGCCGCGTCCTCGCAGGGCAGACGCAATTCCGCCGTGCAGAGGTCATTGTGCTGCAATGTCCAGCCAAAGCTGGCGTTTTCCAAGATTGCAATCGGGCGCAGCGCATCATCCAGCAGAACAGGTGCATCACTCATCGCCACACCCCCTGTGCGCTGACGGTAACAGCTGTGCCGATTGTTCCTTGCGCGGCTTCATCGTACAGAGGCGTTATTGCAATCGTCGTTGCTCCGACACCGCGAAGCAATTCGCAGTGCAGACAGCGCGAAAAGACGGGTTCGCGCGTCTCATCCGCGCGCTTGACTGAAACATCCAGCGGGTAACTGCTGTCAATCAGCAGCGTTTCGCCCGTTGCCAGTGCCAGCCCTGACACCTCGACAATCGCGCCGCTGACGTTGATTCGGCAGCCGTCGAGCCTGCGCGTCCCGGTGTTCAGCATCTCGAAGCTGATAGGCGCGGGCATATCGCCGTCGATCAAAATCGACATGAGGTGCGTTCCAGCGGCTTCAAGCGTTTTTTGCGCGGAGTTCGTCCGCAGGCTGTACAAGTGCGGCTGCACCTTGAAAGTCACGCTTAGCCCTTCATCCACCCAGCCGGACGCTTCGCCGACGATGCCCGTCACCTCTGCCACTACATACTTGTCCGGTTCGCTGTCCCAGATAAGCTGGCGGCGGCCGCACATCAGCCATGAAACAACCTGCCGCCAGAGCCGCGCTGCTGCTTCTTGCGTCGGCAGCGCATGGTTCGCGTACAGATTCACGGTTTCCGTGTATTCGTCCGCGCTTCGCTGGTCGCCATAGCTCAACGTGCCATCCATCCCACTGACAGCATAGCTGACAACATCACTGCTTGCGCAGATGGTGCGCTTCTTCGCACGAATCGCAATCAACCCGAAGTCGCAGAGACTGTGCTGCCTGTTGAAAGTAAATCCGTTTTCCATTTGCTCATCTCCCATCAGACAATGACCAGCTTCGCTGTCCTTCCGGCAATAGTATGGTTGCCGCGGTCGGTACTCGACCGGCTGACGCTCGGTTCTATCGTCCGGGCGACAACTTGACGATCCATCACCATCGTCGTCTGCCCAAGCCCTTCACGGCGCATTGCGGCGGCGGTTGCATCGCCCATGCGGTCGTAGTCGATGCCCGCAGGAGCAGCACCTTGCCGCGCCGCGTAGACGGCAGCGTCCGCAATTTGATTGTAGTCAATTGGCACACTGCTTCGCGTCGTCTGTGTGGTGCGCAGGGCAATGTCGCTAAGCGTCTGCACGGCATCTACAATGCGCGGTGTCGTGCGCTCAATGCCCAGCGCAAAGCCCTCTGTGTACGATTCGCCAATTTCGCGCGTCTTCTTCGACGGGCTGTTGATGTTCAGCTCCGTGCGCGCCGCATAGTACGCCTGCCGAGCTGCCGAACGCGCCGCCTGCACGACCGCACCTGTGCCGGAGCGGATGCCCACGGCAATGCCGCTGCTGATGGCCGCGCCGATGCTGTTGAACGTACCGCTATCGACAACCGCTTGCAATGCGGAAAGCATGTCGCCAAACACCGTTCCCATTTCATCCTGCACCTTGTGACCATCTTCGCTGATGCCGTCGGCGACACCTGTCACCCAGTCCTTGCCGAGCGGCTTGCCAGCATCAACGGTCATCAGCTCATTGGTTGCGTCGATGGCGGCTTGCAGGACATCCGACATTTGGTCATAGACATCTGGCGCAGCACTGCCGATATTGCTGCCGACAAGATTGAGCGCACCAGGAACGACCGCGTTGATAATCTCTGCATTTTCAGTTCCGGCAGGGACGTAGCCGTGCGCCGCTGCTTCCACGTCCTGTGCAAGCCGATTGCTGGCAATTTCCTTCGTGCTGCTGCCGTCAAAGATTCCAACAATCCAATTCCATGCACCTTCGATGGCTGTGCCGACGCTCGTTTTTACGCTTTCCCAAGCCCTTGTGATTGCATCAGCGACACCATCCCAGATGCCGCTGAACCAATCAGCCAGACTGCCGAAACTGCCAAGAATTGCGCTCCAAGCACCGCTGAATACACTGCCCACGCTGTCCTTGACTGCGTTCCATCCGGTTGTCACAGCTTCCGACACGCCATCCCAGACGCTGCCGAACCACTCTGCTAAGCTGCCGAAGCTATCCAGAATTGCATCCCACGAACCGCCGAATACGCCGCTCACGCTGTCCTTGACTGCGTTCCATGCGGTTGTCACAGCTTCCGACACGCCGTTCCAGACGTTTCCGAACCACTCTGCTAAGCTGCCGAAGCAATCCAGAATTGCATCCCACGAACCGCCAAACACACTGCTTACACTGTCTTTGACTGTGTTCCATGCGGTCGTTGCCGCTTCTGATACGCCGTTCCAGACATTGCTGAACCACTCCGCCAAGCTACCGAAGCAATCCAGAATCGCATTCCAAGCGGATTGAAACGCATTGGTTACGTCTTGCTTTACGTTCTCCCACGCATCACTAATGGCTTGACCAAGGTCATCAACACCGAAAATATTGCCGATAATATCAAGCATCGTACCGAAAACGGTGGTGATAGCTGTCCAAATTTGAGTGAAGAAGCCAGCAACAGCCGTTTTTGCGCTTTCCAAGGCTTCACCAATATCAATCTGCCCGGAAAGCAAATCGGTGAGAATCCCGCCAAGCGTCCCGAACACGCCGGTAATGGCGTCCCAAATGCTTTTGAAGTATGTTTCTACGGCACTGATTGCTTTTCCGAGCGTTGCAGTGATGCTTCCTTCCGGCAGATTCAACACATCCTCCAGAATTTCACCCAGTGTGCCGTAGACATTCTTGATTGCATCCCAAATCTGACCGAATAAGCCTGTGACAGCCGTCTTTGCGCGCGCCAGTGCTTCACCAACATCAATCTCACCGGAAAGCAAATCGCTGAGAATCCCGCCGAGTGTGCCGAATACGCCCGTGATAGCGTTCCAGACACTTGCAAAATAGCCGCCCACAGCGTTCATCGCCTTGTTCAGCGGCTCTGTGATGCTTCCTTCCGGCAAATCCAGCACATCTTCCAAAATCCCGCCGAGCGTACCGAATGCGCTGGTGATGCCTGTCCAGACTTTGCCCATTGCTTCCCCGACACCATCTTTGACGGATTCCCAGCACGGCTCAATGGCGGCAAGCAAGCCGGAGAAAAGCCCGCTCACCAGCTGAACCGCTGCACTTGCCAGCGCAGGCAGATTGCTCACAAGGAAAGTGGCCAGCTGCGCAACTAACTGCCCAGCGGCTTGCCCGATGCCCGCCGCGTTCGCGGTCAGCGTGTTCACCAGCGTTTGGAGCAGCTGCGTCACCGCAGGCAGAAGCCGATTGACCATCCCCGGCAGCTTGCTTCCGATGGAACTCACCAGCTTGCCCACGGCGGTAGTCAGCATCGGCAGCGCGCCTTCGACGGTGCTGATGATGTCCTCGATTGCACCGTCCATCTCATCCAGCAGGTAGTCCGTCAATTCGCCCATTTCGTCGGGCGTGAGGCCATCTCGAATGGCATGGTTGACGCGCCCCATTGCTTCCGTTGCGCGGTTCACCAGCGGCTGGAATGCAGGAATCAGCGCCAAGCCAATTGCGTTCTTTAAGCCGGTTACAGCCTGCGAATTGCGCTGCATCGCATCATCGAATCCGCCCATTGTGGCGATTTCATCATCGCTGAATACGGTGCCGAGACGTTCTGCTTCTGCGTTCAGCGCTTCAAAGCCTTCACGTCCGGCCGCGATGAGTGGGTTGAGTTTCTGTGCACTCTCGCCGAACAGTGCAATCGCGGCAGCGTCACGCTCTGCTGGGTTCTCAATCTTGCCGAGCGCATCAATCGCATCCCAGAATACATCCTCCGTACTGCGCAGACGGCCGTGAACGTCCGTGATGCTGACACCCAGCGTCGCAAATTTGTCTGAGGCTTCGCTGCTGCCGTTGAGCGCATTGCCCATCGTCTGCGTGAGCTTGGTCATGCTGCTGGTTATCGAATCGACGCTCGTGTCTACGAAGTTGCTCGCATACGTCCATTGCTGGAGACTGCTCTGCGAAACGCCGGTTTGCGTGCTGAGCGTTGCGATGTCATCCGCGTACTTGCCAGCTTCCTTGGATAGCTCGAAGCCCTCTTTGGTCGCATTGGCAGCCGCTTTTCCGACTTCCAGCAGTGCCTTTGCAGCTGCCTTCGCGCCGGTTACGACAACGTTGCCCAGCGTTTTCGCTGCTCCTGCCATGACCGACAGGAACGTCTGATTCTTGCCCGACGCATCATCAGCGCTGTCACCCAGTTCGCCCAGCGAATCGCCTGTTTCGCCCGCTGCTTCGCCGTATTCATCCAGCGCATCCCCAGCTTCGCCGACCGTATCGCCAAGGTCATCCGTTGCGTCCGCACTTTCCTGCGTCGCTTTCTGCGCCTCCGCAAGCGCCGTCGAAGTTGTGTTGATTTCGTTGGAACACTTGTTGAGGGCTGTCTGCGCGGTTGCCAGCTTGATGCGGTACTGATCGGCTTCTTCGCTGTTTTCGCCAAACTCCTGCTTTGCGATTTCCAGCATTTCGGATAGAATCTGCACCTTTTCCCGGTGTGCGTCCTGCTGCTTTGTCAGCGCTTCCTGCTTCGCCGAGAGCGCTTCAATGCTGTTCTGATTCGCGCCATAGGCAGACGTTACGGCATCCATCTCAACCTTCTGGACGCGCAGTTCGCGGCTGATGTTTTTCAGCGCCTCGCGATAGGTCTGCTCGCCCGCAACGCCGACGCGCGTTTTCATTTCGACGACCTTCGTGCCATTTGGCATGGTTTCACCTCCCTTCGCGCTACGGGCGCGGAATGTAGCTCAGACGCACCGTCTGCCCGCCGGATCCGCTTGCAGTGTGCTTTTCGCGCGGCTGATTTGCCCGCATCATTTCTCCCAGCAAAATGCAGATGGCACGCGGTGTCGTCTCCCAAAACGCATCTATGCTGATGCCCAAATCAAGCGCATGATACATCAGCCACGCCCAAGGAAAGTGCTTGGCAGCATCTTCTTTCCTCGCGTGGCTCATCAGTTTCCCAGTTGTTCCGGGTCGGGCAGTGTACTGATGACGGACTTCTGGATAACATCGCGCAGCTGATCGATGCTGTCATAGGTGAACAGGTCGTCGAACGTTTCAAAGTCCATGTCACAGCCGCCCGCACGGAGCGCACCATAGACACACGCCTCGATGGCGCGGTGTTTCTGGCGCTGGAGTTCCGAAAGAATCTCCATGTATTCCGCGTCGCGGCCATACTGCTCTTCGTACACCATTTCCGTATAACGCGCCTGCCGATTGCCCCATTTGAGCGTATAGGTCTGTCCGTCAAGGGTAATTGTCTGCGCTGGTGCAACGAAGTCACGACCGCGCACCACCTTTTCCATCTTCACATTTTCCATGATTCAAGTACGCGCCCGGAAAGCACATGCAGACCGGGCGCGATTCCTCCTTACTTTCCTGCCTTTTCAGACGCAGCTTCGTAGACAGCTGTGAACCAGCCCGTAATCACGCTTGCCGGAATCGTTTCATCATCACTGTCCACCACCATGCCAAGGGCATTGTCATAGATGCGGCGGTCGCAGACTGCTTCCAGCGTCGGGGTCTGATATTCCGTCGAGCCAACTTTGTCGGTCTTGCCGCTGGTTTCGTTCTCGCTGAACTGCCCCTTGTAGAGCCACCAGAGTTCCTTTGCGCCTGTGTCCTTCGTCCGGCAAAGCCCAATCGCGACGCTCGGTGCATCCGTCGATCCGTCAAGAATGGTGACACCGTTCTTGTCCTTCTTGCGGCCGAGAACGTAGTCCTTCATTTCCGGCGACACGGTATCAACGTTCGCCTTGATGCTGTAAGCCTTGATGCGCTTGGAGCGCCGCACAACACGGTTGGATGCTTCCAGCGTTGCTTCCGCGTACTGCGGCGTAATGGTCACTTCAATCGACGCGCCAAGCACCTTCGGGGGATCGTAGGTCGGCGCGGCCACCGTCGTGTCCTCCGTCGCGTACCGTGCGACGTAAACATCCAGCACGCCGGTAAAGATACCAATCGTCTTTTCTGCTTCACTCATGGGTGAATACCTCCTGTTGTTCATTGGTTGTTAGACGCAGGGTAATCTGAATATGCCTGTATCGGGTTTCTGTTTCGTAGGTTTCTGGCCCCCAATCGCTGATGACGCATCCAGCGCGTTTGAGTGCGTAGAGCGTCGCCGCCAGCAGGGTGTCCAGCGGCTCGCGGCTGTACAGGTCAACCTGTATCATGTGCCGCACGCGAATCCAGCGGTTGCTCGCACTCTCCGGCGTTGCCTTGACCTCAAACCAAGCAATGTAGGTGTCCGGGCGCTCATTGAGGGGATAGCGCCCGACCGCAGGCGCAAGCCCTTTCAGCGCATTGCTAAGCATTTCATGGATGGTCATGTGCCGCCTCCTGTCAGGACTTCGGCAATGGCGCTGCTGATTTCATCCGCGCTTTCTTCCATTGCTGGCCGCATCCACGGTTGTGCAGGCATGTTGCTCCGTCCGTACTCCAGCACATAGCCGACGGTTGCGTTCCGTTCGCCATCGGCGCGCTTGCCGGAAGGGTAGACATCGCAGTAGTAGCCATCCGCCACCGTGTGATGCGGGCCGTCAACGGTCATCGAGGCGGCAAGCTGTCCCGTGCGCACGGGCGCGCTTCGCTGGAATGCTGCCGCTGCGACCTTTCCGCCCGCGACTGCCGCTTCCGGCGCGCGCTCTTTGAGGGCATCCGCCGCCAAATCAAGCTGCTTGATTGCCTCATCAAGCCCCGTCACATTAAAGATTGCCATATGCCGCACCTTCTCCCTGAATCATCCGCGCCCGAAGCAGCATGTAGCCGCCGCGCCGATTGTTCAAATGGTTGACCTGAATAATGTCGTAGAGCGCCCCGGCATAGCTGATGCGCATTCCGGTTGTCAAACCCGTGCGCCAGCGGATTTTGAAATTCATCACATTTTCCGCCTGATGATTCGCGTTCGCGAAGAATTCCCGGCCGGACAGGTCGCGCGCCTGTGCCTTTGTTTCCGCGATAAGCGCCCAAGTGGTGGTTGCATTGCCCTGCGCATCCTGTCCAGGCTGTGCGCGGAGAATCTGTATGGTGTCCTGCAATGCGCCGCAATTATCGTACATACCGCATTACCTCAGAGCCGGAGCTGGTGGATGATGCTGGTGACGCCAAAGGGAAGCTGCTCCGCCTTGTCACCAAGAGCACCACGGTTATCGTAGTAGTGGACAGCCAGCTGATACACGCACAAATCATACAGCGGATCTTCTTCCGTCGGCACGGGTACGCCTGCGTTGACCAAGTACCGTTCTGCCGCCGCCATGCACTTCTCCAGCACAAAGTCATCTTCCGATGAATCCACCACGGCATAGCGCTTCAGGTCGCTGATGTTTGGCATGATTCAGCCCCCCTCACATTTCCCTGGGAACAGGCAGCCCCGCCGACAGACAGCGCTTCTGCACTTCTGTCAGGAACTCTGCCGCAGCCTTGCGCACAAGCTCATCGTGCTGACTGGCATCGTATGCCTGCGCCAGCTCCATGTTGACGCTTGCGCGCCGTCCTGCCTTGTAGCTGGCGGAGAGGGAAGCGACCGCCACACGTTTCTCCTCATCCGCCGTGACCTGCATCACGATGCTTTCCACCGCATCAAACATCCTGCATCCTCCTCATCAGGCGCGTGCCGCCAGCGCAACATACGGCGAACGGGCAATGGTGGAGTTTGCGCCGGTAATCGCGGTCATCCAGTCCGGGCGGCCACCAACACGCCAGGAAAATTTGAACGCCACCTCATCGGTGTCGAAATACATGTGCATGGAAGTCTGCTTGTTGATGCCAGCGCGCTCCACAATCAGGTACTGCGTCGCATCAAGGAAGGCAATGTCGCCGATCGCCCCGACCGCCGCTGCTTGTTCCAGCGGGATCACGTCGCGCCCCAGCAGCTTGCCGTTCTCGTTACCATACGCACCGGCAGGCAGCCACAGCGGGCCGCCAAAACTGACCGTCACGCCGCTGTCGCTGGTTGCCACCGTATCCGTTCCCATCATCAGCTGCATCAGCTGAAGCTCCAAGTCCTGATTGATGTACCACTTCGCGTTCGCACGGCACTGCGCAGGCATACGATTCCACATTTTCAGGATGTTCTGCACATTGACCGTGCCAGCCGCCTGACCGGATTCCTTATCCACCGTGACCAGCGCGGCGTTCGTCGTCGGCATGACCATGCCCAGCGGCATCGAACCGCTGCCAGAGCCACCAAAGATGGCAGCATCCGCCTTCCACGCAAATTCCTGCGCTACTTTGGTGTCCAGCGTGCTTTCGATGGCGGGTTCATCCATCAGCAGCTCTTCCGTCACGGGGCAGATGGCCGTCAGCTTGTCCAGCTGGGTCGTGCGCTCACCGAACGTCGGCTTGCTCGATTTGTACTGCTGAGCCTCGCCCTTCCAGTACGCCAGCACGCCGCCATGACGATGCCCATCGTCGCGCTTGCTCTCCACCAGATACGCCTCAATCAGGCGGTTTCCGGCGATGGTCACGCGGCGCGCCTGCGGCAGCAGAATGGACTGCTCCTGAATCAGGTCGATGACACCCGCCGCGTAGTCCGGCGGCACAAGATAGCCGCCATCCGCGCCGGTCGTTTCATTCGCGCCGGACGCATCATTGCGCACCAGTCGGTTGTCCACCGGGCCGTTGAGCGTACAGGCATTATGCACCGCGCTGGCAAATTCGCCGAGGCTGCGGAAGCCGCCGTTCTGACCGAGTTTCTTGCTCTGCGGCGGATTTTCCTTGCCTTCTGCCGTATTCAGCGCCTGCATCAGCAGGGCTTCGCGGATTTGCAGGTCGTCCACCTTGTCGCTCTGCGCCTTGATGGATTCGAGCGTGGTGGCGCGATTCTTCGCCATCTCCATGCCCTTGTCGATTTCCGCCGCAAGTTCCGTGCGGATGTCCTTAATTTCCTGCTTCATCTGAATGATGTTCATAGCTTCCTCCTACTTGATTGTCGGGTAGTTGTTCAGCGCCGCTTTTGCGGTCTGCATTTTTTTGAAGAGCATATCCCGCGCTTCCTGATTCGCCGGTTTGGGCGGTTCTGGCATCTTGGCGGAAATCCGTTTGAGGGTGCGCGCACACGCGGCAATGCTGCCGAATTTGCAATTTCGCAGCGCGCTTTGCGCATCAGTTTCCCCGCCGCGCAGCAGCATTGCATCCGCAAACCCATTGTCGATGGCTGTCTGCGCCGACATCCACGTTTCATCCGCCATCATCTGCCGGATGGTGTCGTACGGCAGTCCGGTCTTGATTTCGTAGGCCAGCACCAGCCCATCTGCAATTTCATCCAGCACAGCCGCCGCGTGACGCAGTTCGTCTGCATCGCCATAGCCCATCGACCACGGATTGTGAATCATCAGGAACGCGGTCGGGGCCATCAGCACTTTGTCGCCCGCCATCGCAATGACCGATGCCGCGCTTGCCGCCAAGCCCTCGATCTTGACCGTCACCGCGCCTTTGTGTTCCATCAGCGCCGTATAAATGATGCTGGCGGCAAAGACATCGCCGCCAGGGGAGTTAATCCAGACGGTTACGTCACGCCCGTTGACTGCCGCCAGTTCCTCGCGGAACTGCTTCGGCGTTACTTCATCCCCGTACCACGATTCAGCTGCAATTTCGCCCTCCAGATACAATTCCGCAGGGGCTTCTGCTTCTTCAGGGAGTACCAGATTCCAAAACTTCTGCATGTGCATGTTCCTTTCACTGCGCCGTGCCGGACTGCACAGCTTCCAGCGGCGCAAGGTCTTTGGATACCATCGGCAAGTCACCACCGCTGACAGGTGGTTTGCCTTCTTTTCTGCGAACCTCATTGATGGTCTTGTAGCCATTGCGGATGCCCTTTTGGTTGACCTCCGCTTGGGTGCTTTGGTCGGCGCGCAGCAGCTCATCAAGGTCGAATGCGAAGTAGTATCCTTCGCAGCGCTCGCGCCACGTCAGCAGTTTCAGATTGAGCTGCTGTTCCCACTGCGCCACAATCGGCATGATGGTCAGCGTCAGATACTCCTGCGTGGACTGCTCGTTTGTTGAGTAGCTGCTGTCCGAGTAGTCACCCAACATGTGCGGCGGGATGTTGTATACGGTCGCCACGCGGTTTTTCGTGACGCGCTCCACATCCAGCGATTGCGCATCTACCGGGCTTTGCGTCAGCGTTGTTGCGGCCATGCCGCCTTCCAGCACAATGACGCGTCCACCTGATTTCTTGTAGGCTTCAAGAAACTGCTTGACGGCATTGTCGCGCTTCTCCGGGCTGAGGTTCGTCGAAGGGATGTTCAGCACGACACCGGAGTTGACCCCTTGCAGCTGATTTGCCGCGTATTCGCGGATGGCGTTGGAATACTGCAATGTTCCCATCAGCACATCAATCGGGCGGATGCCCTTGCGCCCATTAGTGGACATATGCCGAAGCACAATCATATTGGATTCATGCACCCGGCACAGCGTCCCGTCATCCAGCGTGAACTTGTAGTACGTTTCCCGCGTCTCCACTTCACGCTCCACCTGCACCAGCGAAGCATCCAGAACGTCCAGGGATGCAATGCGTTGCCGTATCGGGTCAGTCAAATCAGGAATCATCAACGCGTAGGTGTTGCCCTCGACATTCCGGAATGCCTCCATCGTTTGCTGGAACAGATATGGTGTCATGGTGGCGTTCGGCTGATAATTTATCAAGCGCTCACGCCAGTCCTCCCGCTGAATCTCATGATCCTTGTAGAGGTGTATCGGCAGCATCGCCATCGTGTTCGCGATTCGCGACACAGCCGAGTAGATGGCTTCACTGCCGGAAAGCGTGTAGTCGCTCCGGGTGCGCGTTGCGGTACGCAGCACGCTCCAATCGGGTGCATCCCGCGTGCCGTTCGCGCGGCGCTTGGCTTTCTTTTCCTTGCTCTTTCCCATTGTATACCCTCCGTTACAAATCAAGGCTGTAAATGCTGACATCCAGCTCTGGCGCGAAGCCGTCCGGCAGGGGACTTTCGCCCAGCATCAGCGTGTGCGCATCCAGCAGGGCGGCAAAGCCGTCAATCTTGCGGTATCGCTGACGCTTTGTCGGCACCCAGTTCGCTTTGTCCTCATCGCCATAGCCGGTTCGCAGCTTGACGTTCTGCAAGAACCAGCGGAACAGTGCATTCCGGTTATGCACCAGACGACCATCCAGCAGCACTTCGCGCAGGTCTTTCATGGGCGCATTCAGCGTCAGCGGGCCTTGCCGAACAACCTTGCACGGCAGTCCGCTGGCTTCCAGCATCCGCACAAGCCACGTTGCGTTTGCCGGGTCATAACCGATGGTGCGGATGGCGTAATGTTTCACCTGCGTTTCAAACCACTTGTAGACTTCATCCTGCGCAACGTAATCCCCATCGACGATGGACAGCCAGCCGTTGAGCGCATATTCATGGTACGGTATCTTTTCGAGGTCAAGCTCCACTTTTTTGCGCGTTGTCCACGCGTGACAGAGCCAGAAATAGCGGCCGTCATCCAGCTGGAACTCCAAGCCCGCAGCCGTCATGTCCTCGGACGTTGCAAGGTCGAATCCGCCGAAGCACTCGCGCCCTTCCAGCAGCCCCATCTCAATCCAATCTTCATTCCGCTTGACGACATCGAAGTCTACAAACGGCGCGTCGCTTGCATCTGTGAAGATGTTGAGCTGCTTGTTGATGAAGTCCGCACGTTCGCTGGGTATCTGTTTGCACCGCGCCCAGTCCGCTTCCAAGTTGCTTTGATTGAGCAGAACGCCCATCGCCGGGTTTGCCTTTACCCAAAGACGGCTGTCCTCTATGTCATCCTCTGCGTCCATCTCGCAAATGAATGCAAACATGCGGTCAGCGACATCCGGGCGCAGACTGCCGAGCAGGGCATCCCCGAACAGTCCGTAGTAGTACATCAGCGGCCCGTCCAGTACGCTGCCCATCGTTGTGATGTAAATCATCAGCGGCTGTCTGCGCTTGTTCATGCCGCGCTTGACAACATTGATGAGCTTGAAATCCCGCATCGCATGGATTTCGTCAAAGACAGCGCCGTGCGGATTCAGCCCGTCCAGCTTGCGGCTGTCGGATGCGCGGTGCTGAATCATGCTGTGCGTGCCGGGATAGCGGATAACGTCGCGCCGCACCTCAAAGTGCTTGCACAGCGCAGGACTTGAAGCAATCTGCGTTGCGCATTCCCGGTAGACAATGCTGGCCTGTTCCTTGCTGTTCGCTAACAAATACACATCCGCGCCGCGCTCGCCATCCTTGGAACACAAGTAGGCAGCATTGCCGCTCATCATGGTGGACTTGCCATTGCCGCGCCCCACGCACACCAGCCCTTCGCGGTAGCGCCGCAAGCCCGTCTGCTTGTCCACCCAGCCGTATAAGCTACCCTCGACGAAGCATTGCCACGGCATCAGCTCCATTCGCGTGATTTCACCTTTTGATGGACGCAGGAAACGCTCAAAGAAGCCGATTGCGCGGTCTGCCCTTTCTGCATCAAAGCGATATGGCCAGTCACTCGCTTGGCTGCGTTTCAAATCGTCAAGATGGCGCTGACAAGCCATTCGCACTTTTTTGCACGCGATAATCTTTCCATCCAGCACATCACGCACATATTGTTCAAGCCGCTGGCTTCCGGTGGGCAGAGTGGGTTTGTCAGTAGGCAGAGAAGTCGTCGTCCGTCGGCGCGTCAATGCTGCCCTTCCTGCTGGCTGGTGTGAGTTTCAGTTCGGCAAGGTTGCGCCGCTGTGAGCTGACAAGGCGGTTGACCTCGCCGATTGCACCGTTCGGCTTCCAGTACTCCTGCCGACCGTTCCGAATGTGATCCATCGGGCGGTTTTCGATTTCTTTGAGCAGCTTGCCCTTAATCTGCTCCATCGTCGCAATGTCCGTCAGCAATGCCATGCTGCTGTCCGGAATTTCCTCAACGCCGTGCGTCCGCAAGTATTCCTCGCACAGCGCCGTGTAGAGCCGTTTTGCCTTTTCATCCTGCAAGTTCGCAGGAACTGCCGTGTAGTCCATGCTATTCCCCCTGTATCTTCAAGACACGCGCGGTGATTTTCGGTCGTGTCTGTCCCGGCTTGTCAGCGCCATGCACCCCACCTTTTTCAGGATGCTCCTGATTGTGACAAATTGCACACACGGATTGCAGATTTTGCAGGTCAAGCTCCAAGTCGGGGCGTTCCGTGCGCGGAATCAGGTGATGCACGATGGTTGCACGTCTGGGCTTGCGCATCAGACCGGCTTGGAAGGCACGCAGGCAAATCTGACAGATTTCGTGGTCGCGCAGCAGAGCGTTCTTCCGGACAGCCAGCCATGCGCCGCTGTGATAAAAAGGATCTGACTGCTTCCCTCGGTATGCCATGCCTCACCTCCAAAAGCGACAACGTTGTCGCTTTTCGTGGCTGTATCATAGCACATGCACCTATGGTGCATTCAAGGTGAGGGAATGGGGCATATAGGGTGCACGGGTGGGGCATACATGGTGCAGACAGGGTGAGGGAGAGGGGCATAGGTGGGGCGTAAAAAAATGGCAATAGAAAAGCGCCACACCTCTGTGTGAAGTGTGACGCTCCCATCATTCCCGATTCACCAGCACGCCAGCAGCGCAACAACAATCATTCGCCAGCACCTCCCTCCATTTCGAGATACCACGCAGGCAGAAGCGCGGTGACGCTGCCGTCATCTATCTGTTCCACCAGCGCCAGACCGCTGCGTTTCTGCGCCTTATACGTCCGCACCGCGATATGCAGCGCCGTCGAGATGCTGCCTTGATTCTGCCCCATGACATAATAGCGATAGAGGATGCAGCACTCCGGGTCGGGCAGCATGTCCACAATGCGGCAAGCTGCCAGCTTTTCTGCATCCAGCCGCCGCGCGCGTTCGTCAAGGGCATGACGGCATTTCAGCACGTCCTGCTCAATCGTTGCCGGGTCAGCACCGCAGGCAAGCAGCCGGTTCAGGCGTTGGTCAAGTTGCTGCACCTCCGCCGCACCCGCACGGCAGCGTTCGAGTACATCCGTAGCTTTCATGCTGCATCCTCCTCTCTGTCAATATTCCAGTTCATCCTGTTCCGGAGCATCTTCGCGGCGAGCAGAGCCGCAGAATTCCACGCCGTCCGCATTCAGCTCCATGCTGACGCGCGTCGAGCCGTCCTGCGCCTGATACGTCGATGCCGTAACCGCACCCCAACAGCAGACGCGGCTTCCTCGCCGCAGGTACTTTGCGCAGCTTTCCGCCACATTGCGCCAGACCGTTACACGGAAGTAGTCGGTCGTTTCATGTTCGCCGCGCCCACGGTTGACCGCAACCGAAAAATTGCAGACATTGATGCCGCTCTGTGTCGTGCTGCTGACCGGGTCGCGTGTCAGGTTGCCAATGATGATGAGCTTGTTCATGTTGCTTTCCCCCTTATCGTTGTCGCAGTTTCCGAATGGTGCTGTAACTGTCCCAAGTATTGATGCCCGCAGTCGCCTCTGTCAGCATGGATTCCGGCAAATCATGCAGGTCTTTCACATGCCAGCGGCCGATTGTATCCTGCCGAATCGCAGTGCGAAGCGATGGAAGCATCGTACTGTCCAACTGATATTTCCGGGCAATTTCAGATGCGCGGCGGCGAATCGCGGCAAGCATCTGCCGATATTGCGCGCTGCTGATGGTCAGCCGCTTTTGCAGCATTTCCTCCTGCCGCCGCAGCCGCGTATCCAGCTGCACCAAGTACATACCAAGCTGCTGCACCATGTCAGCTAACTGCTGGGCAGTGGCTTCGCTTGACCGGCTAAGCTGCATCAGCTGGTCAAGCGGCACAATGACATCGTGCTTATCGCACATCGCCATCCACCTCCGTCCGCATCGGTTGATTCAAGCGTTCGCACATGGCTTGCCCCCACTGCCGAATCATTTCCGCCCATTGCCGCATAGTGTTCAGGTCAGCGCGTTCTTTTCCTGCAAAGAGTGCTGCATCCGAAACGTTCTGATAACGCAGCGCCTCGGCATAAAAGCCAGAACACATCTGGATATAGCCGCTCACATCGTCCCGATTCTCCGCACCAGGTACCGCACTTGCATCGAGCCTGGCTTGCAGTTCTCGCACACGTTCTTCCTGCGCGTCTGCGTAGTCCTCTGCCTCACGGATTCGCGCCGCCGCCGCCGCATCTCGCTCTTTGAGCGCCTTGTAGTCCTCCGGGACAATCTCGACAACCTCCGGATTGCTGATGCGGTCATCCAACTGACGTTCCAATGCCTGCTGACGGGCGTTCGCTTGCTGCAGGGCATCCCGCACCTGCTGACAGCTCCGCTTCGCATCCTCCGCCGCTTGCTCTGCTTCTTTCGCCCGCTGTTCCGCCGCCAGCTTCTCCCGGACAGCCGCGTCCAGCTGGCGAACGCTCAAACGCTGCGCATCGACATCAGCAGCAAAGGCTTCGCGTTCCTCCGCAGGCAGTGCCAGCAATGGCGCAATCTTGGAGAAGTCCAAAAGCGTCAACGTTGACGTTTTTGGAATCTCCCGCGCTGCCAGCATTACCCGTTGAGCCGCGCGCACCGTGAAGCCTGTGTTCACGGCAACCCACTCCTGCCAATGCCCGTGTGATACCAGCTTGGCTTCCTTCGCTTCGTTCAGACAGCGCCCAATTTCCAGCAGTGACAGCGTGAAGCGCTCCCGATGGTCACGGATGCGCATTTCAATCTGGTCAAGGTGAAGCTGCTGTTTGTCGTTCAGATTATGCCGAATGTCGGCGGCTAAGGCTTTTTCCTGCATGGGAATCATGTCATTGCTCATATTTCATCCTCCTGTCATCTCTCTACGTTATCGTTTGCCTCGCGCCTTGCGATTCATATACCAAGTGTGCGCCTTTTCGCGCATCGACGCAGCATAGTCGGGGTTCTCCATCTTCTGCTGCCGGAGTGCCTGCCTGTGTTTTCGTTTTGCAAGCTCCTGTTCATCCGGCTTCGGGCCTGCATGATTGCTGCGCCGCTTGTATTGCCCGCCCTCGACGGCTCTGTGCATCATGTCCAGCATGTCCTCTGGGTCAATCAGTCCGCCCGTCAACGACACAAACGTTTCTGTGCAGACCCAGTTTTCCACCTCATCAATGGTGTTTTCCGCAACTCGGTCATGTGGACGCTTTTGCAGTTTTGCAACGGCAGCCGCGTATTCATCCATCATTTCGTTGAGGATTGCTTCAATGAGGTTGAGCGCACCGACAAGGCTGTTGACCGGCAGTTTCGGTCGTTCTTCGCTGCTCATAATATTCACCACCTTTCGCCTTACCTCACAGGAATGGATTGTCTGCATCATCCTGTGCCTCCACGATGATGAGCTGTTCTTCTTCTGCTTTTACCACCTTGCCAGACAGCTTCTCCACGCGCACACGGTCAAGCCAGAGCAGCCGCAGCACGTTCGAGCCAATCCGCTTGGGTTTCGTCGTTTTGTTCGTTGCGCTGTCGCACATCAGAATGCCCTCGTCCTTCAGCTGCTTGAACAGCGCGCGCTTGCCGAGAGGGAACGTCACGCCCTGGTCGCTGTACAGGCGCGCGACGCGGCTATACGCAACATCCGGCAGCAGGTAGTAGTATTGCGCGTCGCAGTAGCCGATGGTGCTGGGCGGCGTTGCCCCGCTGTCCGCCAACGTCAAATCGCGTACCGTTGCCTGTTTGCTCGCCAGCAGCTCCAGCACAGCAGAGAGAAACATCGCAACCGGCCTGTCCTCTTTCGCTTCCTCTGTCTGACGGCGGCTGTTGTCCATCACAACGTCCCACGCCTGCCGAATCTCTTCCTCCACTTGTTCCGGTTGTGCTGCGCCAATGTCCACCATGTACCGCAGCATCATCTCATAGCCCAGCATCACATGCGCAACCGCTTCTGCCGAGCGTCCGTGTGCGCCGGCGCTTGCCTTCATTGCTTGCGCACGAAGCCGCACATAGGCTTCCGGCAGTTCAGATGCCAAGTGATCAGCGCGTCGGCTGAGCCACTCAATGTATTCGCTCATCGCCTTGCGCAAATATCCTCTTTTCGCCAAGTCTTGCATCACCTCCAATTCCGGCGTAATGGCAATATCATCTTTTTCGACGCTGATGATGTAGTAGCGCGCCACGCCGCTCGGCCCAATGTCCGGTGTCTGCTCGCCGGACATGATGGCAAGCCCGCGCGACGGTGTGCTGTCCTCCAGCTTGCGCTCGGCGGTCATGCGCCCGCGGTCGTCGCCGTTGCCGTATGCGCGCGAAAGCGACTGCACAAGGCTTTCCATCTTGCGCCGCTCCTGCATCGACGTTTCCGGATGATAGTCATCCACACATAGCAAGCTGTCTTTGAGGACAAATGCTTTCCGGCGGATGCTGTTGCTTGTGTCGTGGAAGGACGCAGGCAGCGGGTCGGAATAGCCGAATTGCCCGAAGAATGATAGCGTCAGCGCGGTAGCCGTTGACTTCCGAACGCCTGATGACCCCTTAATCCACATCGCGAAGCGCGGCGTATGACCTGCCTGCGCCAGAAATTCGCGCAGCGGCGCAAGAAACGCAATGCCCATCAGCGGAACGGAAACGTGCAGCGCCATTGCATCGCGAAAGTTGTGCGCCAGCGCCATCGTCACGATTCGGTCATCCGGCAAATCGTTGTCGAACGTGTAGCGTGACAGCGCACTTTCCAGCTCCACGCGTACTCCCTCCGCACCGATTGCGCCTCCGGGATGCAGATACGCCCATTTCCCGTCGATTTTCCGCCAACCGACGTGCGTGTATACCGTTTCGCGCACCGCACTCTGGTTGCCGACTTCGGTCATCACATAGCGCAGCTGTTCTTTGATGGTGTTTCCCGGCATGACGTTCGCCGCGAAGTCCCAGTTCTTCAGCACCCAGCCCATGCCGCTGAACTCTTCTGCTCGAACAGTCACAGGCGGCAGGGGATGACCCGTTTTTGTCCATCCGCTGATGCCGAAGTACTTTTCGATGTTCACGCCGTCGTCTTTCGTGATGATGTTCGTCGGCAGCGCGACGAAGGTGGACAGCTTGCGCACGCTTTCCTTGCCCATTGCGCAGATGCCGCCGTCGATGATGCAGTACCCCGGCACATCGTCGTAGAGTTCAACTGCCCGTTCATACTGGCTGACCTCCGGCGCGGTTTCCTCCGGCGTTTCTGCCATGAGTTTGTCAAGCAATCGGCGCGTTTCCGACTTGCCAAGCAGCTGCATCATGTCGCTGACATCGCCCTTTGCTGGCAGTTCCGGGCAGACATCCTTGATATGCAGGATGCGGATACTCCGCGCAATGCCGAATAGCTGCTGTGCCACCTTCTGCGCGTGCTGCTCGCCGGGTTCATCGTTGTCCGGGATGATGTATACGTCCGCGCTGCGCAGAAACTCACTGTGTTCCTTGTGCCACTTGCACGCGCCCATTGCGCAGGTTGTGCCGGTCAGCCCAATGAGCGCCAGATTGTCCGCGTCCTTCTCGCCTTCGACGACGAAGATGGCTTCACCGGCGGCAATAGCGGCAAGAACGTGCGGCAGATTGTAAATCACCGGGCGCACACCCTTGATGCTCCACCGATACCCGCCACGCTGACTTGCGTCCGGCACACGCTGCCGGAAGTCCTTCGGCTTGTAGCGGACGACCTCAAAGACGGTTTTTCCCTGTTCATCCGTGTAGGTGTAGACCCGATCCACAACGCGCTTGACCGCTTCTTCCGGCTTTTTCGCTTTCGGAAGTTCGGCAGGCTTTGGCGAAGAAATCTTCGGTGCAGTCGGTTTCGTCACACCCTTTCGCGGTTCGTAGAACAGGTCGCTCATTTTTAGCCCGACCGCCGCCAGAACATCCTCTGTCCGGCAGTTCCGCTGGCATTTGACCTGTACGCCACTTTCACCCGCCTTGATGAGCAGACTGGGATGCGTGTCCTTGTGCGCTGGGCAGAAGCATTCATAGTACCCACTTTCGCCGTTCGGCCCGCTCTTCACCTCGAAGTGTTCAAGCACCTCTTTCAGGTTCATCCGCGCCCCCTCCTCAGCGTTCGTATTTGTCGTTCATCCGCTTTTTGATGGCACTTTGAACTTCCGTCAGATCGAACCGCATGGAACGTCCGCCCTTTTCGCAGGGCAGCCACCCATCGGCGACCGCGCGGCGGATGGCGCTTTCGCTCAGCCCGATTCGCTGGGCAAGATCCGATGTGCTCAGCCCCTTGTCGGCATACTCTGTCATCAGCAGTGGACAAATCGCGTCGAAATCGACCATCACACGGTTGCCTACCAGCATATATGGATATTTCCCGCTTGTGCAGCCCTGGCGGATCCGCGCTGCCGTGATGCGCAGCGCATGTTCCGCCAACATTGCCTGGCTTGCTTCTCGGCACGTCATCATCTTCATTCTCTCTGCCCTCCCATTGCCGCATCAATCGCCGTGATTGTCTCCTGCATCAGCTTCGTCAGCTCCACGGCCTTCCGCCGTATATGCAGTGCCTCCTCCACTTCGTCCGGTCGGATGCGCCCGTCCAGGGCAAGCGACACAAAGCGCTGTACCGCGCTGTCCGCATCGTGCAGCTGTACCGCCCAACCGAGCGCAGCCGCGCAAAGCTCACTGCGTTCCGCGATTCCTTCTAACATCAGCGGGCAGATGGTGCGCATATGCGCATTGCGCAGGTCAGGAAGAGCGTATATGCGGCACATACACGCAACAACGTCGCACGGCGGCACAGTCAGCCCGGTTTCGTAGTCCATCAGCGCCTCTGCGCTGACGTGAATCAGGTCGGCAGCGCGTTCACGGCTGGCGAAAATGCGGTTTTTCCGCGCCGCCTCCATGCGCGCTGCGTAGTAAATCGTTTGTTTCTTGCTCATGTTCCCTCCGTTTCCCGCCATTCTTGGCGGAATGCTGTCGCAATTTCCGGGTGTATCAGCGATTCTCTTATTTGCGTTTTGCTGATACGATAGAATTGTATATCGCAAAACCTAATTTGTCAATACAAAAAATCACGAAAATGCAAAAACGCAAACGAAATTGACAGATATTCGATAACGCATTACAATATTTAATGATGGAGGGAAAAACAATGGACTTGTTCTCCAAGCGCTTGCGCACGTTGAGAATGGAGAAGGGCATGAAGCAGTCGGAACTGGCTGAAGCATTGCACTTTTCGCAGGGGATGGCATCCGCCTATGAAAACGGGCGTGAACCACCCTTTGATGTGCTTGTGCAGATTGCTAATTACTTCGATGTTTCAGCGGACTACCTGCTCGGCTTAACGAGTACGCGGAAGCAGGATACTGACGCGCTGATGACAGAAACGAATCGCGCATCACAGCAGACAGAATCTGCTGGGGTTGTGCCAATTGCACCAGAGGACATCCGGGCGCTGATGGCTGCCATTACAGCATACACAGACGAACGCTGTTCCGTAGGTACTGCACCACTCGTTTTGTCGCGTGATATTATCCTTAAACTGACGGAAATGCTGAAAGCACTCAATCATGAGAGTGCCGCTGGCGTTCTGGATGCAAGCAACGCGCTCATTAAAAGCGTGCTGGACGTGTCGAATATCACTTCGGAATACTTAACGCGAAACGAATGACAGGAGGTTTACCCACATGAAACGATGGATTGCTTCGGTTTTGACTGCCTGCTTCCTGCTGCCGGGTGCAGCAATGGCGGAAGGCGTGCTGTCGGATGGCTGGCAGGAGGCCAGCACGGATGCACTTGCGGACGCAAAGACTGCCATCAGTCGGCAGATTGCTGCCAACCTTGCAAGTGCCGCGTGTGGAGAGGAAGGCATGACGCTCTCCGGCAGCGGGCTGGACATTACGGATACCTATACCCTTCCCGCAGGCCTCTGGCGGCGCGTAATCACTGCTCCCACGGCGAAATATGATGACATCGTAACATTTACAGTCAATGGGAAAAACGAAAAAGTGGACATCGGTCGGAAAATTGTTGCCGAACCTGTGGCGTTGTCCGCTTCCGCTATTGTTGATTATGCCTGTGTAGAAACCGACTCCGACTGGAGCATCAGCTACACCCCCATCACAATGGATGGCACAATTGAGTGCAGCGGCAACGGCGGTTATGTGAGCGACTTCTTTGTTTGCACAAAGCCGCAAAAAGTAACTCTTTCGTTCCAGATTGTTGATGCATCTTCCTCCTATATTGGTGTAAAGCTGTACGGAATCAGCAATTCGGGATATTTTTCTCGGATTGAGACTGTTGTAAATGATGTGGTTTTCAACAACGACCCGAATACCTACACTGCAATCATAAAGCCAGAGGATAAGTATGCCGCATATCTCTGGGCAATTGAGTGTGACAAGGGTGTCGAGTGGAGCATCACCGCCAAATAACCCTGCCGTAACACAAAAAGACCGGGCGTGTAACGCAAATCAGGCGCATGTTACACGTCCGTTTTTTGACCGACTTAATATAAGAAGCGTTACCGCCGTTACACAAGTAACGCAGAAAAAACACACCTACCCCCTCTATATCTTTTCCAGAGAGGATGAGCAGCATGGGGTCAATTGAAAAGCGCGGTGAAAACACATGGCGCGTCGGGTTTCGGCGCTCGGTCGCGGACGGACGCGGCTGGGTGCGCAAGACGCTCTCGTTCCCGGCAGACATGCCCGAAGTAGAGCAGCGCAAAGCGTGCGAGGTGGAGCTGGCACGGCTGATTGTGCAGGAAGCCGATGGACGGCAGGCAATGACCGCGCCATCCTCGGCAGACGTGCTGTCGCTGATTGAGAAGTACCACATCACGCCGGAGGATGCCGCAAAGCTCGGCGCAGGGAAGGCAAGCGACCGCTGGAAGCTGACCGTGCAGGAACTCTATGACCGGTGGATGGAAATCTACTGCATCCCCAACCTTGCACCCACGACCGCAAAGACGTATCGCTCACTCATGGAGACACGCGTCCTTCCGCTGATCGGCAATCGGCAAATCACTAGCCTGACCGCTTTCGACGCACAGCAGCTGATTGCCAGCCTGCGGCAAGCGCCGCGGCGCACGACCGCCATTGACCCGGAACAGCGGAAGCGCAAAGCAGACCGCCAGCGTCAGCCGCAGCCGCCGAAGCCCCTGAGCGCCCGAACTGTTCAGCATCACTTCACGACCATCAGCGGCATGTTTGACATGGGCGTTTCGTGGAAGCTCATCCCGGAGAATCCGTTCAAGGATGTGAAGCGCCCGACCGCACGTCGAAAGAAGCTGAAAGTGCTGGACGATGAACGTGCCGTCGAGCTTCTCCGATGCCTGGCAAAGGAAGATTCACTGTCCTTCCGCGCAGCAGTGATGCTTGCGCTGACGTGCGGACTTCGGCTTGGCGAGGTCGGCGCATTGTGCTGGGATGATGTAGACTGGAAGCGCTGCACCATCGACATTAGCCGAGGACTGAACTATGTGCCGGAGTTGGGCAATTATACCTCCGACCCGAAAACCGAGGAAAGCAGCCGCACCATCGACCTCCCCGCAGGCATGATGACCCTGCTCCAAGAGACAAAAGCCTATCAGGACGACATTGCCGCCAAGCTGGGCGACCGCTGGCGCGGGCAAGGCCGCATCGTCTGCGGCTGGGATGGTACACCGCAGCATCACGACACACCCTCCAAGCAGTTCCGCAAGTTCGCCGACAAGCACGGCTTCGAGGGTATCCGCTTCCACGACTTGCGCCATAGCCATGCCACGCTGCTCTTCGCCAACAACATGGATGCCGTTGCCGTCGCGCACCGTCTCGGTCATTCTTCTCCCGAAGTGACGTACCGCTTCTATGCCCACGCCATCAACAGCCGTGATGCCGCCAGCGCCGCCGCCATGCAACACTATCTCGATGCCGCCACCGCCCCGAACACGTCACCCGCTTCGGACGAAGTGACCGCGCCGGACGCACAGCCCGCCTCCGCAGCACAATCCAGCACCGCTGCATCCGGCACATCCGCCGATAGCGCAGCCGATGCAGGCGCAAAAAAATAGCCCTCACCAAACTGGCTGGGGACAATCATTGGGGGACACCTGTCCCCAAAACATCGAATGAAGCCAAGAAATATCGAATTTCCGCGTCAGAAAATGACGAAATCACGCAGTTTGAAGCCAAAATGAAAGATAATCAATGCAATCGCCCTGTCCAACGGCTCTTCGGGACCAAAAGGCCGCGGGTTCGAATCCCGCCACTTCGACATGATTTGGTGCAATCTTCAACCAGATTGCACCGATTTTTTTGTTTTGGGCGAAGTTATCCACAGCTTATTCAACCCATGGGGGAAACTTGGGGGAAATGGGTTAAGCGTCAGGCGCTGGCGTGTCGTCGTTTCCTGCTGTTGCAAGGTTCAGCAGCTGCTGGGTGACGTTGGCGGCATCCACGTCGCGGCGGCGGAGCGCGTGGGCGTAGACGCGCAGCGTGGTGCTTGCGTCAGCGTGTCCCATGCGGGACGCGACGGCAACGGCATCAATGGAGTTTGCAAGCAGAATGGTGGCGTGCGTGTGGCGGAGGTCGTGGAAGCGGACGCCTTCAAAACCGTGGGCATCGGCAAATTTACGAAACCACTTCGATGGCGTGTCATGGTTGACCTGCCCGCCATCCCAGCGGTGGATGATCCAGCCTTCGCCACGCCACACGGACGGAGCCATAGCGCGCGCTTCGGCTTGGTATGCACGCGTCTCATGCAGCACGGTCATCATACCGGGTGGCAGCGCAATCAGCCGGGAGGAAGCATCTGTTTTCGGGTCATCGACAAAGTTGCCCATTTCCGGGGTGTACTTCAAGGCGCGGGAAATATCAATGGTGCCATTTTCCCAGTCAACGTCCGAGAGCTTCAATTCGCAGACTTCGCCGAGACGAAGGCCGCAGAGCAGCGCAAGCAGAATGGCAGAGCGGTAGCACATATTCGGTTCATCGTGCAGACAGCGGAGGAGCTGCACCGCCTGTTCTTCGGTGAGATAATGCACACGGGCTTTCTTGGCACGCGGGCGTGTGACTTTCTCCATGGGGTTCTTTGCGAGGAAGTCCCACTGCACCGCATAATCCAGCATAGTGCTGAGGGTGTCATAGTAGTGCTGCACCGTTCTGCCTGAAAGCGGCCTTGCGCGCTTTTCGTCCGAAATCAGGTTCGCCGTTTCATCTGCGCGACGCGGCCGCACCAGCTGGTCATCCGGCAGCAGCGTGGTGCGGCGCGCATCGCTTCGCAGCTGGGTGAGCCATTCGGTAATCATCAGCGGCGTCAGCTTGCGCAGCGGCACATCGCCCAGCGCGGGGAGAATACGCGAAGCAAGGAAATGCTGATAGTTTTTCAGCGTGACAGGGCTGCAATTCGGGCGGACATGGTTTTCTATCCAGATGGCGGAAAAAGCGCGCAGGGTGGTAGCTTTCGCGTCTGGCTTTCGTTTGCCTTCGTAGACATCCGCCTCCAGACGGGCGAGCGCCATTTCTGCCTGCTTGCGCGCCGCACGCGCAGACAAGTCAGGGCTGACGTGGATGGTATCGCGTATCCATTCCCATGAGCCGTCCGGCAGACGCACCTGAACGCCGATGCGGAAAGAAAAGGGGCCGCGCTTTTCAATCGTTCCCATGATGAAACCTCCATTCATGTTCGTAGTATACCCGCAGATTTCCCGTAAAGCCGTAAGGCGCGCAAAAAAAAGAGCGCCGACACGTTGCGGCGCAAGGGATAGCGGCATCACGTCCCGTCCGTAAGGCGGGGCGTTTTTTCGTGTAAGCAGCCTGACAGGAAAGCGTAAGGAATAGAATTGGGACAGTATACAGCGCCGCGGCGTTGTGTCCGGCAGTGTTCGACATGCGGCTGCGTTTTTCCTGCCTTTGAGTGGATTTTTAATTCAGCGCATCCAAGTCCACGAAGAATGAAGCCATGACCGGGTGGCGATAATCCATCGCATCGCAAAGCTGCACTTCGATGATGCCGCCCAGATGATAAAGCGTACAGCCCCATGTCGGGGCATCCGTTGCGGCGCCAGGCTGCACTTTGATAGTCCATGTCGTGGAATCGGTTGTGAAAGCGTCAGCCGAATCGTTCCCCTTCACCAGCGAAGAATCGCATTCTACACCATCCTGAAAAACCTGCACATGGACGACATGCTGAAAGTCGGTCGTGTTTGCGCTGCCGTTGGCAAGCGTGAAGAACAGCGCGGCACCATCGTTGCCATCCCTGTCTTTTCCCAGCTTTATAGCGCGCAGCGTGACGGTGCAGTCATTGACCACGCCGCTGCCGAGCGCGTTCGCAGGCTGCGGCTGGCGCGAGAGCAATTCCAGATTGATTTCAGTGCGAAGCTGGAGCAAATCAGCATCGGACATGGCAGAAAGGTCGTATTCCGCCCGCGATATTACGGGGCAGAGCAACGCAATCGAAAGCAGTACGGCAGCAACACGTTTCATGGCATTATTCCCCTTTCTTTTTTGCCGCATAGTTCGCAGGCATTTTCGTGACTTCAAGCGCTGCCGTTGTGGCAGCATTGGCGGCTTCCATGAGCTGCGGCAGATTATCTGCTGCGGCGGCGCGGTAGCTGTCTGCAAGGCGCGCGAGGAACGTGCGGCAGGCGCGGACGGACTGCTGACCGCAGGGCGCATGGCTGCATTCGTAAAGAATCGCAGCGTTCACCACGTCCAGCACGTCAGATGCCGTGAGGGCATCGTCACCGGCAAGGCTGGCCAGTGTGCGGAACGACGCGCCCAGACCGCCGGAATCACGATTGCGTTCAGCCGTCAAGCCAGCAATGTAGTCCAGCGATACATCATAATACTGGGCAATCTTGATGGCGTTTTCCAGCGACGGCATCATTCCTGCTTCGTAATTTGAGAGCGTTGTGCGAGAAATGCCCAGCGCGGCAGCCACTACGGTCTGTTTCTGGTCGGCTTCTTCACGGAGTTGCAATAGTCTATTCGTGTAAGACATGATACACCATCCTTTCAACATGTCTGACATTTTAGCATGAAAGTCATTATTTTTTGCGTTTTTGCGTTATTGTGGCGCAAACTTGCAATATCCTACTTGACAAAAAAAAAAAAACTGTATAATGACAACCATTCCACACAACTGTACACGACAACCAGCCGTGCGGCAAGTGCAAGGAACCATGGAAAAGCGCGCAAATCCGGGGAAAAATCAACGAAATGAGGCACGCATATGGAAAATAAACGCTATGTCATTCAGAGCGTCAGCATTCCAGGTCTATACCATGAGGGCTTCATCCGCGCCAAGACGACCGGCGGCGAAGAATGCCGCGTTGCTTCATGGTGCGCTTCGGAGCGGGATGCGCTGCAATTCCCGACGCTGCGCCAAGCACTGATGCGCAAAAATGCGCTCAATGAGAAGGGGTTCTGTGTGCGAGTGGTGGAGGCTGCGCATGAAGGAGCATGAAAACATTTACTGGGCGGCGCGGATGCGAGCGGCGGAACGTGCCCCCATCTTTTCCAGCAGAGAGCGGACGGCGGCAGCGCTGTACATCAGCACCGACACGCTGCGCGACATTGAACGCGGCATCAGTGCCGCACCCTGCGACGTGGTGCAGAAAATGTGCGAGCTGTACGAAGACCCCGACCTGAAAGCACAGCACATTCGAGCTGTCTGCCCCCTGCTGGCCGACTATGGTGGCAGCGGCTATGGCGAGCTTGCGCTGGCAGCGCTGAACTGGGCGGTGCAGCTTGCAGACGTTCAGACGGTGACACTGCAATTTGCCGCCATTGCGAGCGACGGGCGCATCAATCCGCATGAGCGAGAAGCTGCACGGGCTATTCGGGCGCGGGCGGTAACGCTTCGACAAGTGATGGAAGACACCATCGAAGCCATTGACAAAGCAATGAACAGGAGGAACGGGCAATGAACTTCGTGACCATCGCAGAAGCCAGCCGCAAAACCGGCATCAAGCAGGAGAAGCTGCGCAAGGCTGTGCGCTTAGGGCTGATTTCCAGCTATCCGCTGGGAAACCGGCGGCTGGTGGACTTGGACACGCTGCCACGCGAGGTTGTGAGCGTTGAGAACCTGATTGGTGTGCGCGAATTGGCGGAGCTGACCGGGCTTTCGGAATCCGCCATCCGGCGAGGCATCACCGAAGGCTGGCTGCCCTTCATCCGCGACGGCAACCGCTACAAGTTTCAGCAGGATGACGCACTGGAAGCGATTCGTGGGCGCATGACCTGCATCAAAAACGAAAAGAAGTAACAAGGAAGGGGCATCACCATGGAGCTGCAAGAGTTCCTTCGGCTGCTAAAGGTAGAACATGGCCCAAACGCCAAAGGTGAATATACCTGCCGCTGCCCTTCCCACGAAGATAAAACCGCCAGCCTGACCGTAACGGAAAAAGTCAGCGACAAGTATGGGAACAGACGAATTTTCCTGTGCTGCCATGCCAACGAATTGGGTGCTAACAAGTGCACTGCGCAGAGCATCTGTCAAGCGTTGGGTATCAAGGTCAGCGACCTGAACGTGACACCTTGCGAACCCGACCGTCTGGGACGCACCGCGCCGCGCGCGAAAAGCAAGCCGGACACAAGCTGCGTGCCGGGGCATGATGTTTACACAGCAGCACCCGCCAGCACGGAAAAGCCACAGATGCGCAAAAAGTCAGAAGACCTTGGAACGCTGACGGATGTGTACAGCTACACGGATGCGGACGGACACGAGCTGTTTCAGGTCTGCCGCTTTGAACGCACTGACGAAGACGGCAAACGGCAGAAGACCTTTCGGCAGCGCATTCATGCGCCGGGCGATCCGAAAGCGCGGAAGGACGGCTTCGTGTGGTCGGTGCCAGAGGCGCTGCGGACATCGACGCTTTACCGGCTGCCAGCGGTCATGGCGGCGGTCAAGTCCGGGCGCGTCATCTATCTGGTGGAGGGCGAAAAGGACGTTGCTACCATGGAGCGGCTTGGGCACACAGCAACATGCAACCCCGGCGGTGCTGGAAAATGGTCTGACGGCTTCACAGCGCTGCTGACAGGCGCTGACGTGGTGATTCTGGAAGACTGCGACACCCAGAAGAACGGATTTGCCGGACAGGAACACGCATGGATGGTTGCCACGCGACTGACAGGCAAGGCGAAGCGCGTTCGGCTGGTGGACATGAAAGCAGCCTGCCCCAACATGCCTGACAAGGGCGACATTTCCGACATGGCGGCGCTGATGGGCGACCGTGTAGCGTCCGAAGCGCTGGCGCGGCAGCTGAACATCACCAAAACATTCGATCCGCAGGCGGTCAAGTTCTGGCTGACACCGGCCCAGCGCGCGGCGCTGATGTATCAGAAAGTGCCGGGCTACTGCGCAGACAATGGGTGCATCAGCGTGGTGACATCGGACGGCAGCAAGCCGCTATGCAACTTTGTGGCAATTCCGCGCTTGGAGCTGCGGCACAATGATGGCGTAACGGAAAGCATGGAATTTGTGCTGGACGGATGGAGCATTGACGGAACGCGCCTGCCGACCGTGACAGTGCCGACAACGAAATTCGACGCCATGGGCTGGGTAACAGACCAATGGGGCTATGCCGCGGCCATCATGCCCGGCACGACGACAAAGGACAAGTTGCGCTGGGCCATCAAGGAGGTTGGACGCGTATCTGCCGCGCGCGTGACAGAGTACAGCCACACGGGGTGGAGAAAAATCGGCGGGAAATGGTGCTACCTTTACCACGGCGGCGCAATCGGGCTGGAGGGCGTGACCGTAGGGCTGGAAGGCGGCTTGAGCATGTACCGGCTGGATGGCAGCGGCGAACCGGGCTGGGAATCCATCACGGCGATTGATGCCGCCATTGCTTCCAGCAGCCTGCGCAACGTGATTGCGCCACACATCAGCATTCCGCTGTTAGGCGTGACCTATCTGGCACCGCTGCGTGAGTTTCTGGCAGCTACGGGCATTGCACCGGCTTTTGCGCTGTTTTTGCTGGGTGGCACGGGATGCAGAAAGTCCACAGCCGCGGCGCTGGCACTGTCCCACTACGGCAACTTTACAGGCAAAAACCTGCCTGCGAGTTTCAACGACACCAGCAACAGTGTGCGAAAAAAGGCTTTTCTGCTCAAAGATGCGCCCATCGTGGTGGATGACTACCATCCGGTACACAGCTTGCAGGAAAAACGCCAGATGGAAGCCATGGCGCAGAATCTGGCGCGCGCTTTCGGCGACGGCGCAGAACGCGGACGAATGCGGGCAGATGGAACGCTGCAAACCTCCATGCCGCCGCGAAGCGTCGCCATCATCAGCGGCGAGGACACGCCGAGCGCGGGCGAAAGCGGATTAGCGAGGTATTACATTGTGAACGTAGGCAAAGAGGACATCCCGGTCGGCGAAGCGCTGACGGCAGCGCAGGAACAGGCACGAAAGGGCTACTTGACCCGCTGCATGGCTGGCTACATTGATTGGCTGCGCGGTCAGACAGACGCTTTGCCGAGCGCGCTGCACGATCGGTTCATCAAGCTGCGCAATATAGCAGTTGAGCAGACGAAGGGGCAGCACGGACGCACGGCAGAGGCGATTGCGCACATTCTGCTTGGCTACGAAATGATGCTGAAATACTTCCTTTCCATCGGGCTTTTTGATGCAGAAACCTGCGGCACGATGCTGGTGGAAGCCATGCGGACGCTGACAGACAGCAGCAAAAAGCAAGCCGCAGACATGGAAGCAGATAAGCCGACGCGGATTTTTTTGAGCAGCCTTTCCGAACTGCTGGCAAGCCGCGCAGTTGCCCTGAAAGACATCAGCACAGCCGAGCCGGAGGGCAGCTTCAGCAAGGGCTTGCCCAAGGACATGATTGGCTATATGGATGATGACTATTACTACTTCATGCCGCAGCTGGCTTTTACGGCGGTGAGCAAGCTGCGGAAAGAACAAAACTTGGAATTCCCCGTGTCGCTCAAAGCACTGTACAAGGCCATGCGGGCAGAAGGCATTTTGCCCGGCGTCAAGGCAGATGGCGAAGCGACACGTCCTAAGTGGATTGACGGGCGAACAGTGCGCCTGCTTTGGGTGCCGCGCCACTTCATTGACGGCGCGAAGAAAGAGGTTGAGCAAATCAGCATGATGCCGGTTGAAACGGACGACCTGCCGGAGGAGTGGAGGTAAAACAGCATGGAGCAACAGAAAATGAGCGGCAAGGAACGGAACGCCATGGTTTACTTGGTGGCGCTGGATGATGAGCTGACGAAGGCAACGCCCATCCTGAAAAACCGCCTTCGCAGCGCTTCCCCAAACGCATGGCGGGACTGGCGATTGGCGCAGACGCTGGTGCAGCGGCTGGCGTGTCTGCTGGTGGACACTATGCCGGACAAGGATGCCAACTGGCTGGCGCGGCTTGTCAAAGAATCGCAGCTGCGCATCGACATTCCCGGCCCGCTGAACCGCGGCGATTACATGCTGGTGGATAGCCGCGATCTGATGGAAATCAGCCGCATGGCTGCGGTGAGGGAGTGCAGCATCTGCCTGAAAGGGCGCAAGGATGCGAAAGAATGCAGACTGCACAAAACGCTGGAATGGATTGCGCCCATGCCAGACAGCATTCCTGCCCTTCCTGATGAACTGTATACCTGCGAATATGCGCAGGTTGATTGGAATGCAAAGGAGGACTAAGCCATGGAAAACGAAAAAGCCTTGATGAACGCGGGCGGCAATGTGGAGTTGGTGACGCTGGAAAACATCGAAACCCGCATGGCGGTCGCGTGGGAAAACGTTGCGCGGAACTATTTGGAGGTTGGGCGGCTGCTGTGCGAAGCGAAAGACCGCAAGCTGGTGCCGCACGGCAAATGGGAAGCATGGGTTGCGGAAAATGCACACATGAGCGAGCGGCAAGCCCAAAAGCTGATGCAGATGGCGCGCGCCGTTCCGCAGGGTAGTGCGCTTGCCCAGCTTCCCAGCAGCAAGGTGCAAGCCATCCTTGCACTGCCGGAGAGCGCGCGGGAGGATATGGCACAGCGCGCCCTTGACGAAAACATGACGGTGCGGAAACTGAAAGAGCAGATTGACGAATTACAGGAGCAAGTGACCGAAGCACGTCAGTCCGAGCGCAAGATGGCACAGTCTGTCCAACAGGCGGACGACATGCGCGCGCGGCTGTACGCTGACCGCAAGCAACTAGAGGACGACCGCTACAAGATGATTCAGCAGCAGCGTGAGTGGCGGGCAGAAGTCGAGCGGCTAAAGTCGGCGCTGAAAGCGGCAGAGCAGCGCAGCAATGACAACAGCGTCAGCCCCGAAGCGCAGCGGCAGATTGATGCCTTGCGCGCCGAGCTGACAGAAGCGGAGGCGCAAGCCGAGCGGCAGGCAGCAAAGCGGCAAGCCATGGAAGAGCAGCTGCTGGCGTATCAGCGCGAAGAAGCGCACGGCGTGGATATGGCAGAAAGCAGCAGCTTCGGCAGCAGTGAACTTGGCGCGGCGGTGGCTGCCTTTATCGGCGCTGCGGGCGTGCTACCCCATATGGGCGCAACATTGGCGGAAACCGGCGAAACAGAACGCCGCAGGCTACTGGGTTATGTGGAGCAAGTGAGCGCATGGGTGGAAGGATGCCGGAAAGCACTTGGAACGATGCAGGCGCATGTAGAAATCAAGTGAGGAGGGTGCAAAAATGGAAAACACCGAAATGGTGCTGCAAGAGCCAACGGTGCTGCCGCAAAAGTCGGAAAGCGAGCAGATTGCAGAGCTTTTGCGCGTGATGCAGGGCATGGCGCAGATGATACGGGCGACGCACGACCGCATGGCGGCGCTGGAAGCGCAGGTTCGGCATCTGACCAAGGTTACGCCTGCCCAAGCGACGGCCATCAACAAAGCTGTTCGCCAGCGCGCAGAAGTCCTTTGCCGCGAATATGGCGCAACCGGCTGTGAGCGTCAGGTGGCCGACCGCATCCGCCGCGCCATCAAGCTGGGCAGCGGCGCAAGCAATGTGCGGGAGATCCCGGCCTGCGAATACAAAGTGACGATGAACCAAGTGAGCATGTGGGATGATTACAAGGTTATTCGGGACATTAAAACCAAGGCAAGAGAGCAGAAAGGATGAGCATCATGGCAAAAGAAGCGGCAACGCTATTTCTGGAAGCGCTGGGGCGGGCGCAGGGCGCGCTGGAGGACATGCGCCGCGCCTATGACTGCATGATGGCGCAAACTCACGCAAGCGAACACGTTTATTTGAGCTTTCGCACAGCCGTAGAGGAGTGCGCACAGGTGGGCAACATTATCCATGTGGAGCATGAAACCTTCGGCACACTGCAATTCCGCGTGGTCGAGGTGCTGCAAGAAACGATCGGAAAACGTCCGCTGGTTATCTGGACAGACCGCCCCATTGCCTGCCGCCCCTATGATAACGCAAGTGAGAAATGGCCATTTGGCTGCGGTGCATGGGAAACGAGCAGCCTGCGAAAGTGGCTGAACGGTTCTTTCTTTGACAATTTCAGCGAAGCGGACAAGGCGTGTATCCAGCGCCATGCAACAGGCGCAGACTGTCAAGATTGGTTCTGGCTGCTGCATCCCGCACACGTCGGACTGACAGTACCCGATGGCGACAGGAAGCGCTTTGCATGGTTCCAGACGCCGGAACGGCGCATCCTGAAAGATGCGGACGGCGCAGCCGTGGGGTGGTGGCTGCGCGGGCCGAACGCATGGAACGCGAACTACGCCCGCCGTGTGAGCACAGGCGGCGAGTTGAACAACCGCATCGCGTGCTACGGCCTTTCGGTGGCGGCGGCTTGCGTTATCTACTAATCGACCATCCGCGCCGTCAGGCGCGCAGGAGGGAACATGAACAAACTGATTTTGATTGGAAATCTGGTAAAAGACCCAGAGCAGCGCACAACCGACAACGGCATCCAGTGCAGCACCTTCACGCTGGCGGTGAATCGCCGCACCAGCAGCGAAAGCACCGACTATTTCCGTGTGACAGCGTGGCGGCAATTAGGCGCACTTTGCGCGAAATACCTGTCCAAGGGGCGCAAGGTATGCGTAACCGGCCCGGTAAGCTGCAATGTGTATCAGGGGCACGACGGCAAGACCTATGCCAGCATGGAAGTCAACGCGGAGGACGTGGAATTTTTGAGTAGCCGACCGGCTGAACACGACGACGAGATCGTCCGATAAGACAGAAAAGCGCCAACGTGGACGCTTTGGAGGTGACGCGAATGAAAGCAATGGACATTCTGCGGCGGTGCCGTTCGGCCGCGTCGGACATCAGCAGGACGCAGCAGCGCATTGCGCAGCGCCGTGATGCGCTGACCTGCATTGCAGCGCCCCAAATCAGAGCGGACGGCACCGACCGCAGCGCCAGAAGCAGCGACAAGACCAGCGAGTTGATGGCGGACATTGACGGGCTGGAACGAGCGCTGGAACAGCGGCGAAACCAGCAGCAGGCAGAGATTGTGGCGGCGCTTGTGCTGCTGGACTGTCTGCCTGAAACGGACAGCGGCATTCTATACCGTTATTATATCAAGCGCGACAGTGTGCCATCCATCGCGGCGGCTATGGGCTTTACGGATGGGTACATCCGCAAGGTGAAGGCAGACGCCGAAAGCAGGCTGGATTCCTTGCAGGAGGCGCGGGTCGCTGCGGCACTTCCTGCGTGGTACATGCGCGGGACAAAAGCAGAATGAAGGAAGGGGTGCGAGAGGACGCACCCCTTTTGCTATGCGCTGAATTGCAGGAGCGCCTTGTCGCGTTCAGGAGCGAGTTGTTGCGCTCATGAGCGCATAGGAGCGGTCAGGAACGCTTAGGAGCGCCGAGGAGCGCGCAGGCGCAGCAATGCACACAAAATCGTGGTCAGTAGACTTCCAAAAGCGCTTGCCCCATGATATGATTAAACTGCCAAACAAGGGACGGAGGTCAGCGAAGACCACCGCCCCTTTTCCATTGCGAGGAAGGAGGCAGCAATGCAGTATAAGGAAAGCAATCCATTCTACCACACGAAAGCGTGGAAACGCCTGCGAAAGGCGGCGCTGGAAAGAGATCACGGCATGTGCTGCGACTGCATGGACTTGTTTCGGGCTGGCATCATCAAAAAGCCGCGCCGTGCGGAGATGGTACACCACATTGTGCCCATTGAGGAGCGCCCCGACCTTGCACTTTGCATGGAGAACTTGCGTTGCTTGTGTCAAACTTGCCACAATAAAAAACACCCGGAAAAAGGCGGCGGCAAGTCTGAAAAACAAATCTCCAGGCCGGGCGGTCATATGCGAATCATCAAAATATAGGAGGGCGACAAAGTGAACGAAGCGCTTCGGGATCAGCATTTTGAGCGAATCAAGGATGAAAAAGCACGCTGCATGTATGACATGCTTTGCGCAGCGTGCGAACAACGGAAAGAAGGGCTGACAGACCCTGACCAGATGCTGGTGGCAGATGCCGCCATGGCGGAGCAAATCAAGCAGCGCCTGATGGATGACATTGCGGCCCGCGGCATTGGGCAGGAACGTACAAATGGGCGGCAGCGCTACTGGCAGGAGAATCGGAGCGTGGCACAGCTGCGCAGTTACGCAGACCAGCAGCGCAAGCAGCTGGCAGAACTGCGCCTGACGCCGCAGAGCCGCAAGGCGGAAGCCATTGCGCTGAATGACGACTTCGACGACTTCGAGTAAACACATTCCGGCGAACGTGGCCGATCCGACCATCCTGCAAAGGTGCTATGCCTACGCGCAGGACAGTGCAGCAGGCAGGAACGTTTGCCAAAAAGTCCAGATGGCTTGCCGCCGCTTCCTGGACGATTTGCAGAAACAGCAAGACCCTTCCTATCCATGGCGCTTCGACGAGGAAAAAGCCGCGCGGCCGGTGGCTTTTATGGAACGTTTTTTGACGCCGACTAAGGGCGACTACACCCGAATGGAGCTGATGCCGTGGCAGTGCTTTGTGGAATGCAACCTGTACGGCTGGGTGGACAAGCAAACGGGCTTGCGGCGCTTTCGTGAAGCATTGATTCTGGTTGGCACGGGAAACGGCAAATCTACCCTGATGGCTGGAAATGCCACATTCGCCGCCTGCAAAGACGGCGAAAAGGGTGCGGACATCTATCTGCTGGCCAACAGCAAGGAGCAGGCAGGCATCGTCTTTGGCGAGTGCCGCGACCAGATACGGGCGAGCAAGTATCTGGCACCGCGCTTTCGGACGCTGCGCGACGGCGTGCATTATGACGCTGGGAACGCGACCATCAAGCACCGTTCCAGCGACAGCAAAAGGCTGGACGGTCTGAATCCGCATCTTGCGATTTTCGACGAGATTCACGAATACCGCGACTTTAAGCTGATTGACATCATCAAACGAAAAACGGTCAAACGGTCGCAGCCGCTGGTGATGTACATTACGACCATGGGCAATGTGCTGGACGGGCCGCTTGCCTACTTTTACGACCTTTTCACGGATGCCATTGCCGGGCGATTAGCCCCGGCCGTTGGCGACCGCATGTTTGGATTCCTGTGCGAGCTGGATGCCAGAGACGACATTGAGGACACCAGCAAGTGGATCAAGGCGAACCCCAGCCTTGGGAAAACGTTGCAACTCAAAACGCTGGTGGAAACCTGGGAGCGCGACAAGAAAGTTCCCCAGCAGCGTGCTGATTTTATCTGCAAGCAGCTGAACGTGATGGTCAACGCGGACGACATGGCTTTTGTGCAGCCAGAGGTCATCCGGCGGAACAACCGCGTGCGGCCTGCCGAAGAACTGCTTGGTCGCCGATGCTATGGTGGATTCGACCTAAGCAGCCGCGAGGACTTCACGGCTGCGGCGCTGGAATTTCCCTTGGACAACGGCGAGCTGTATGTGCTTTTGCACAGCTGGGTGCCGCGGCGCAAGGTAGAGCTTGACCAGGAGAAAATCGACTACTACGGGCTTGCCATGCGCGGCGACCTGACCATTGTGGACGGCGAGTTCGTGCAGCAAGAGGACGTTTATGCTTGGTTCTGTCAGATGGCAAAGAAGTATGAAATTCAGGCGATTGGCTACGACCCGGCGAACGCCGTGCGGCTGCGGCAGATGCTTGATGCCAAGGGCTTTGACTGCCAAGTTGTGCGTCAAGGCCCATTGACCTTGAACGACCCCATGAAGGACATCAAAGAAAAGCTGCTGGCGGGCAGCGTTGTGACCAACGGGAATCCCATGTGGGGCTGGTACACGGACAATGTGCGCATTTCCGGCAAACGGCAGCACACAGACAAGGAAAACTGGATGCCCGTAAAGCGCAATAAGTTCCGCAAGATTGACGGCTTTATGGCTTGGCTGGATGCCCATGCCGTCAACATCCAGCAGAATCCGGCGGGCATGGTCTACGCTGCGCCGTCCGTGCGGGTCATCAACCTTGGCGGGCTTGGTCGCAGACGATAGGCAAAAGCGTCCATGTGGACGCTTTTCAAAAGGAGGATCAGCAATGTGGAATCCATTTGCACGCAGAAAAGCGCCGATGCGCAACAAGGCGCGGGATGCCCCTGCCGCGCGGACAGTCAGCACAGGCAAGCTGCGTCCGTTTTCATGGCTGCGGGCGGATGCGACGCTGAAAGGCAATGAAGCCATCTATGCCGCCGTGTCGCGCATTTCCAACACGATGGCATCCATGCCGCTGCACCTTTACAAGGGCTATAAACGGCAGGATGCGCATCCGCTGGAACGGCTGGTTGCCTTCGAGCCGAACGTGAATTTTACGCCGTTTTCCTTCATCCGCACGATGGAAGTGCTGCGCAACACAGAGGGCAACTGCTACGCACTGATTGTGCCGGACAAGCTGGGGCAGCCGACGCGGCTGGACATCCTGAATCCGTGCCTTGTGAAACCCTACAAGCACACGGAGACGAAAGAAATCTGGTACAGCATCACGCTGGACGACGGGAAGAGCTATCAAGTGCCCGGATGCACACTGATTGCATTGCAGCACATGAGCGCCAACGGCGTAGATGGCATTCGCCCGCTGGATGTGCTTTGCGGCAGTCTGGACTACGATCGCACCGTGAAAGAGCTGGCGCTGAACCAGCTGGACGGCGTGAATCACGGCATCATGCTGACCGTACCGAACAGCGCGCTTGGCGAGGAAGAGCGTGCCCAGCTGATTGACGACTTCATCAGCAACTATGAAAAGAGCAACCAGAAAATCGTCGTGCTGGAAGGCGGGCTTTCGGCGACAACGTTCAGCCAAAGCCCGGTAGACAGTCAGCTGCTGGATGTGGAACGCATCACGCGCAACCGAGTGGCGACTGTCTATAATTTGCCGCCGCACATGCTGGGCGACTACACGGACACGTCCTTTTCCACGAACGAACAGCAGATGGAAGAGTTCTTGCAGCTGACCATCATTCCCATTGTGGTGCAGTGGGAGCAGGAGCTGAACCGCAAGCTGCTGACGCCGCAGGACTACACGGACGGGTATCGCTTTCGCTTCGACACAGAGGAACTGGTGCGGGCGGACATACAGGCGACCGCGAACAAACATCAAATGGCGATTCGCGGCGGCTGGATGCGCCCTAACGAAGTGCGGGAACGCGACCATCTGCCGCCCGATCCGCACGGCAATGAGCTGATGGCAAGCCGCGACCTGATTCCGCTGGCCATATCCGTAGACAAGCCGGAGCTGCTACTGGGCAGCACGGCAGCGCAGGGAGGTGAAACGAAATGAAATTCTGGAACATTGCCACCGATGACGCAACCGGCGCGGGCATCGTGAACATCGACGGCGAGATTGTGACCGAAGCGGACTGGTGGAGCGACGGCAAGGTTGTCGCGCGCCGCTTTCGGCAGGCACTGGACAAGTGCAAGGATGTGACGGTGCAAATCAACAGCCCCGGCGGCGACGTGATGGCGGGTGCAGAAATGTACAGCGCACTGATGGATCACAAGCAGAAGGGGCGCGTGACGGTGCATGTGACCGGTTTGGCAGCCAGCGCCGCCAGTGTGGTTGCTATGGCGGGAGATGAGATTCTCATGTCGCCCGTTGCCTACATGATGATTCACAACCCGTGGAGCATCTGCGCAGGCAATGCGAGCGAGATGGAGCGCACCGCAACACAGCTGCGGGAAATCGGCGAGGGCATCATCGCGGCCTACCAGCAGCGGACGGGAAAAACCCGCGCGGAAATCGCTGCGCTGCTGGAAGCCGAAACCTATATGAGCGCGCAGACCTGCGTGGATGAGGGCTTTGCAGACGGCATCCTCTACCAAGAAGAGGGCAGCAAAGACGATGCGAAGCCGGTCAGTGCCATGATGCAGGCGAGAAAGCACAATGGCAGCGCGGTGATGGCACTGCTGCGCGAACACGCACCCGCCCAAGAGCCTGCCGCATGGCGAGCGCAGGCAGCGGCGCGGGCGCAGATGATTGCAGACCTATTCAAAGCATAAAGGAGGAAGGACACCATGAACATGACCGAAATGAAGAACCGTATTGCGCAGTTGGGGCGCGAAATCCACGATGACGCTGCCAAGCTGGCCGCGATGGCGATGGATGACACGCAGAAGGACGAAGACGTCGCGAAGCAGCGTGGCGCACTGGACGCAAAGGTTGCCCGGTTGAACGCCCTGCAAGCCGCCTACAACGCCCAGCTTGGAGAGGACACGGGCAATCTTCAGCCCGCTGGCGACCCTGCGCAGGAGCGCACCCGCAGTGAGCTGCTGAAAAGCCGCGAATATGCGCGCGCCTTTGCACACGCCATCCGCACCGGCGCACGTCCCGGACACGACATGTCGGCGGCGCAGCACAAGATTCTCTACGATGCGCTGACCATCGGCGGCGGCAGCACGCCCGGCGAGGACGGCGGCTTTCTGGTGCCGGAGGAAATCGACCACGCCATCCATGAATACAGCCGTGCGGTGATGCCGCTGGCTGATCTGCTTGGTCAGATGACGGTGAACAGCAACAGCGGATGGTTCCCGGTGGCGACGAACCCCAGCAAGGGCATGACGAAGATGGGCAGCGAGGTGACGCAGATCACCACCAGTGAGCAGCCGGAGTTTAAGCGCGTCAGCTACGTCCTGAGCACCTACGCGGATTGGCTGCCCATTTCCAATGAGTTGGCCAGCGACGAAGTGAGCAATTTGTTCGGCTACATTTCGAACTTTTATGCGCGCAAATATGTGCTGACCAGAAACGAGCTTGCGCTGGCGACACTTGACAAGCTGACGGCGGGCGCTATCAAGAAGACGGATGACGCTTTGGTGCTGCTGAAAACCGCGCTGAATGTCGAACTTGACCCGGAAATCAGCGTCTTGAGCACGATTCTGACCAATCAGAGCGGCTTCAACTACTTGGACAGCTTGAAGGACGACAATGGCCGTCCGCTGCTGATGCCTGACCCTACGCAGAGCACGGGCTACCTGTTCAAGGGCCGCCCGGTGAAGGTGGCGAGCAATGCCGTGCTGCCCAACCGCACCGTGACGGACACCGGCGCGACGAAGGGCGACTATTACCCCATCTATGTGGGCAACTTCGAGCAGTATGCGACGCTTTTCACGCGTCAGGCGCTGGAACTTGCCAGCACGGACGTGGGTGGCAGCGCTTTCCGCACTAACAGCATTGAGGTGCGGGGCATTGCGCGGCTGGACTGCCAGATTTTCGACGCTGCGGCGGCAGTGAAGAAGGAAATCTTCATTCCTGCCACCTAAACCGCGATGAAGGGAGCATGAAGGCATGGCTATTTCAACAGAAAACAGCCAGCAGACCACCTGCAACGTTGTGATTCAGGGGACTGACGGACGCAGCACAACGGTTGTAACCGCCGCCAGTAGCATTCGCCCTGGGCGCGGCTGGACGGTGAGCGTGGATGTGCTGGAAAGCAGCGCACTGACGGATGAAAACCGCGCCGAGGTTGCCGAAAAGCTGGCTGAATACCTGACGCAGGAAGCGCACAAAGCGGCAGGCCTGTCCATTCCGGTGAAGTAAGAGGAGGCGGGCATGGCAGACATGGACATGGTGCGGCGCTTTGCCGGACTTGACCCGGACAGCGACACAACCATACTGGAACACTGCTGGAAGTCCGCCGTGGCGTGGTATGCGCGCGCGGGCGTACCCGCCGACGACACCAACGAGCTGCTGCAATTTTGGACGGCAAACCTTGCGGCGTGGATGTATGACAACCGCGGCGCGGGCGGAAACGAGGCAAACATACCGCCCTACATCGTCCACAGCGTGCATCAGCTGCGCCCGCGGCGCAGGGGAGGAAGCGGCAAATGAAAGCAGGCGACCTAAAACACCCCATCCGGCTGCAAAAGCCCTGTACCCAGAAAACAGACACTGGGCGCAGGGTGACAAGCTGGCAGGATGTATGCACGGTAATGGCGAGCAAAGCCGACGTGAGCGGCCGGGACTTCTATCAGGCGCAGGCGTACAACGCGCAGGACACCGTGACATTCGGCATCCGCTGGCGCGACGACATCCGAAAGACTTGGCGCGTGGTATCGGGCGGAATAGCCTATCAGATTGAGGAAATCAATCATCTGGGCTACAAGCGGGATTTTTTGCATCTGAAATGCAAAGCGACCCAAGGCGAGGGGGCATAGCATGGCAGCATTTACGACGGTGGGCATTGCGGCAGAAATGCAAAAAATCGACAAGACCGCGAAAAACGTTGAAAGGGCTTGCACGGCGGCTGTGAAGGCAGGCGGAAAGCTGCTGGCAGAGAAGCTGGCAGAAAACGCGCCCAAGCGCACGGGCGGGCTGGCAGAATCGGTCAAGGCCGGTGCGGTGAAGTACGACGCGGGCAACGGCTACTATTGCAAGGTTGCGCCGGACGGCAAGAATGCACAGGGCGAAAACTATGCCAAAATCGGCAACATACTGGAATACGGGCGCAGCAACATGGCGGCGCGCCCATGGTTCAATCCGACCATGGAGCAGAGCGAAAGCGAAGTGACGCAAGCCATGCAGGTGGCTTTCCAGAAGGAGGCAGCAAAGGGATGACGGTCGAACAGCGGTTCACCAGCACACTGGCTGCGCTGCCTTGCAGCGTCAGTCAGCCGCCCGGCGCTGCCGAAGATGACACCTACTGCACCTTTTTCGAGGTGAGCGGCAGCTATTTGGCAAGTGCAAGCAACCAGACGCAGCGCATCCGGCATCTGGTGCAGCTGCATGTATATTCCCTGCTGGAAGACGGTACGCATCGAGCGCTGTTTTTTCAGGCGCTGGCGCTGCTGAAAGCCGCCGGTGTGAAAGTTACCAGCTGGGGTCTGGATGACTATGAGCAGGAAACAAGACGGCACCACATCAGCTGCACATGCAGCTGGGTAGAACCGCCGAAACAAGACGGACAGGAGGAATAAAGCATGTATCAGGAAGGCTACTTCACCGGCGTAACGGATATTTATGCGGCAGACATGACCACGGAGGACACGCCCACCACGCCAGCGGCCTATGGCGTGCCCTATGTGGTCGCCAAGACCATCGGCATCACGGTAACGCCTACTTACAAGGAAGGCAAGGTTTACGCCAGCAATACGCCGACCCGTAACGAAAAGCGCATTGCGCTTTATACGGTGAGCCTGAACGCGGACAAGCTGCCCTTTGCCATGTATAACAAGCTGATGGGGCGCAGCGTGGACAAGAACGGCGTGCAGATCATCAAGTCGGGGCAGGTTGCACCCAACGTTGCCATTGCCTTTGCGCTGACGCTGGACGACGGCACGAAGGAACTTTGGTGGCTGTACAAGGGCACATTCAGTGAGCCGGCCGTCACGGGTGCGACCGAAAACGACGGTTCGACCTATCAGCACCCGACCATCGAAGGCATTTTCGTGCGCCGCGCGGACGAAGCGCTGGCGGCGGTGGTGGACACGGCGAGCAAGACCATCACGCCCACGGTGGAAAGCAACTGGTTCGCGAAGGTCTACGAAGAATCGAAGTAAGGAGGTCTGCATATGGAGCAGGAAAAGCATCCCCTGCGCGGGCAGGACATTGACGCACCGCAGGACGTGATTGAACTGGATGGGAAAAGGTACCCCATTCGCTTTGATAACACGACCTTTCGCGTGGCGGAGGATGTGTATGAATTGGAGTACAAGCGGAATCTGAACTTTGCTGACATTGCGACGCAGTTGAGCGCAGCCAAGCTGGGCGCGCTGATGGCCATTTTCTATGGCGCGCTGGTGGCTGGCGGCGCCGACATGACTTGGACGGAATTTTCGCGGGCGTTCAAGCTGACAAGCATTCCCGGCGTCCGGGCAAAGCTGGCGCAGGGCGTCGCGGATGCGCTGCCCAGCGCAGAGGCGGGGGAAGAAGCCGCCCCTTGACAAGCGGCGCTGACGCGGGCGCTTTCCCGTGGGACTGGCTGCTGTTCCGCGCGCTTGACTGCGGCATGACGTGCGCTGACTTTTGGCGATGCAGTCCGCGTGCGGTCTGCCTATTGTGGCGCACACGCAGGCGCAGCCAGCAGCGCACAGGCAAGCCTGGAAAGCACCCGGCAGCGCCGCAGCGGCTGCAACGCATACCACGATAAACAAGGAGTGATTTGCATGAGCAATGGGGTCAACATTGCAAGCGAAGGAACCCAGAAGCGCATGGCGAATGCGCTGGAGATGATTGCCGACCATCTGGCGGGGCAAGCCGCAGGTGTGACCAGCTGGGCGGAGTTTCAGAGCCTGATTCGCCACGGGCTGGGGGCATCGGCTTTCCCGGTGGGCAGTACGGTGAGCATTACGCATGAAAGCTATGGCACGATCCTGATGGACGTGCTGGCGCACGACGTGGACAGAGACCCGCGCGGGCGCTTTGAGCACAGCGTGACGCTGGGGATGCACTACGCGCTGGAAGGTACACCCTTTGACGCGACGGAGGCGCTGTATCATGCGCCGGAGGAGCTTGCGGCAGGAACGTACCATTTTGCGCTGCCGAGCGGCTACGAAGAAAGCTATGGCGGCGGCAAGAGCATCATGTTCACGCTGACCCAAAACGTGCCGAAGGATGGCGTCATCCTTTTCCCATGGGGCTATCAGGTGCAGGTGCTTGCTACCAAGGTGAGCACCTACGCCAGCCAGAGCGCGGCGACACCCATCGAGACGGTGAGCGTGAGCGAAGGAACGGACGGAACGGACTTGGGGACGGCAAACGGCACGACGGCGCACATGAACCATATCCAGCGCGCACGCTATGCCAGCAACCGCTGGAAGGAAAGCAGCATCCGCGCATGGCTGAACAGCGAGAAGGCGGCTGGCAGCTGGTGGACACCGCAGACCGAGTTCGACCGCCCGCCGACCTACACCAGCCGCGCAGGCTTCTTGAAGGGGCTGTCTGCGGACTTTCTGGCGATTCTGGGCGAAGCAGACCACATCGCCGCGTTGAACACGGCGACGGATGGCGGAGGCAGCGAAACGACCCGTGACCGCATGTTCCTGCTTTCCCGCACGGAAGTCGGTCTGGGCAAAGAAAACGGCATTGCGGAGGGCGTGACGTACCCCTTCTATGAAGGCGCGACCAATGCCGACCGTATCAAGACGCGCAACGGCGCAGCCGTGTGGTGGTGGCTGCGCGGGCCGGTCGCGTGGGGCGCGTACGTCGTCCGCAGTGTGAACACGGGCGGCGAGTTGAGCAGCAGCAACGCGTACAACGGCTATTCGGTGGCGGCGGCTTGCGTCATCTACTAATCGACCATCCGCGCCGATAGGCGCGAGAAAGGAACACCATGAGTGTGCGCGTCGCAGATCGTCGGCGCTGGACGCATACTACACGGAACTATTCAATGAGGAGGCACCAACATGCAAAAAGCGAAGGAAGCGGAAACGCTGACCATGGCGCGGATGAAGCACCGCGCCGAAGTGCAGGACGCTGGGCTGCTGGAAACGCTGCGGAACGCTTATCAGCTGGCGGCCGATGCGGGCGAAACTGAGGAAGCTGCGCGCCTTGCGCGGGCTATCCGAGACACGCTGCTGACCCATGTGGATGCGCACGGGAGCATCTATCGGCTGGAGATGGCTGCGCCGGACAGCAAGAGCTTTCTGGACTGGCTGGACTGGCTGAAAACGCTGGCAAGCGTGATTGCATCCAGCGAATGGGCGCGGTATCGCCGGGCACTGCTGGACATTCCCCAGCAGGAGGGATTTCCCTATGCCATCAGCTGGCCGGTGGAGCCGACGGACGAAAAAATGGAGGCGGAGGCATGAGCGCACTGCATCTGCTGTGGCTGCTGCCGCTGACGTTTCTGCTTGGGTACTTCTTCGGCTGTGCCATGCGAGGGCAGCGGGATGAGTAACCTGCAAATCATCACAGACCTTTGCCGGATGCTGGACACAGCGCAGGAAGTCATTCGCCAACAGGCAGAACTTTTGCAGCTGCACGGCATCACTACGGCAACCGGCGACTTGGAGCGTAGACGGCAGGAGCTACTAGAAAGAATCGAGAGAAGCACATAACTTTTCCCTTCTGGGTGCGCTATGCACCCAGAAGGATACAAACCACGCAGGGAGGTGAACGCCATGCCGGATGAGGGAATCGGGACACGGGTCAGCATACTGGGCGACAAAGAATATAAGGCGGCTTTGTCGGACATCAACCGAAGTCTGGCAGTGCTTAATTCCTCCATGGATGCCAGCCAAAGCGCCTTCAAGGGGCAAGAGAACAGCATGGAGGCGCTGCGCGACCGCAGCCAGCGTCTGCAAGCCGTCTATGACGCGCAGAAGCAGAAAACAGAGTTGATTGCGGCACAGCTGGCAAAAGCCAAGCAGGAGTACGGCGAAAACAGCAAGCAGGCGGATGCTTTGCAAATCGCCCTGAACCGCGCCACCAAGCAAATGAACCTGACCGGGGCGGAGATCGACAAGACGAACGCCGCCATGGAAGAAGCCGGAAACGCCGGGTCAGAGATGACCCAAGGCGTTCAGGACGCTGGAAAAGCGGTGCAGAATGAGGGCAAGCAGGCCAAAACCGCCGAAGTGGAAAACTCCAAGCTGAAAGAAGCCATGGGCAAGGCGGGCGAAGTCGCGGAAAAAGCGCTGGCTGCCGGCTGCAAGGCCGCTGCTGCCGCCATGGGTGCGATGGCAGCTGCTGCGGCGGCGGGTGTAAAGGCTGCTTTCGACATGGCGCAGGGGGCAGGCACTTATGCGGACGACCTTCTGACGCTATCCACACAGACGGGCATCAGCGCGAAGAGCTTGCAAGAATGGAGCTACGCCAGCAATTTCGTTGATACGTCCGTCGAGCGAGTCAGCGACAGCATGAAGGATTTGTCTAAACACATGGCAGAAGGCTTTGCTGACAGTAGCGGTTCGGCATACAAAAACTTTGTCCAATTAGGCGTATCTATCAAGGATTTTGATGGAAATATGCGCGGAACAGAGGACGTGTTCTGGGACGCGATTGATGCGCTGCACAACATGGAAGCTGGTGCGGAGCGTGATGCACTGGCGATGTCCCTATTCGGGGATAGTGCGCGCGAACTGAATCCACTCATTGAAGCAGGAAGCGCTGCCTTCAAGGGCATGAGCGCAGAAGCAGCGCAAATGGGCGTTGTTTTCAGCGACGAAGCGCTGGCGGCCATGGGTTCTTTTGATGACAGTATGCAGCGCGTAAAGCAGAGCAGCGAGGGGCTGAAAAACGCCATCGGGCTGACGCTGATTCCCGCGTTCCAGCCGCTGGTGGACGCTGCGACGACGGCCATGGCGGATGTTTCCCGCGCATTGCAGGACGGCGTGACGCCGGAGGAGCTGCCGGGCATACTGGACGGCTTTTTGCGCGTGGTTGACAGCACGCTGACGGATGTGGTGGGGCTGATTGAGGGCGCGCTGCCCATCGTGTCCGAGGCAGTGACGCAGGTGGTGAGCGCACTGGCGGGCAAGCTGCCGGGGCTGCTGACGAAGCTGCTGCCTGCTGCCATGGGGTTGCTGAAAAGCCTTGTAGACGCCATCAAAGCAAACGTGCAGCCCATCGCCGTGTTGGCAACTTCGCTGGTGACGTCGCTGGCTGGCTTCCTTGCGGAAAGCGGCAGCGACCTTGCAGAAGCTGCGGTGCAGCTGGTGGACGGACTGCTGGATGGCATCATCGGCGCGCTGCCGGAGCTGATACCTGCGGGTATTCAGCTGGTGGCTTCGCTGGCATCGGGGCTGCTTTCCGGCATTCCGAAGCTGCTTGCCAAGCTGCCGGAAATCGTCGGCGCAATCTGGGATGGGCTGACGAACGTTGACTGGGGCAAGCTGGGGGGCGAAATGCTGACGGCGCTGCTGGATGGCTTGAAAGCGCTGGGCGACAGCTTGGGCAAGCTGTTTTCCGATGGTCTGCAAGCTGTCACAGGATTGAGCTGGGGCGACGTGGGTGCTGCCATCATAAGCGGAATTGGCGACATTGGCGCGTGGCTGTCCGGGCTTTTCGGCAGCGGAAAAGCCGGCGCGGAGGCAATCGACTGGGGCAGCATCGGCAGCACGATTCTTGCGGGCGTTACCGGCGCGCTGGATACGGCGGGCAACTTCTTGTCCGGGTTGTTTGAGCGCGGCAAGAGCGCCATCGAGCAAATCAGCTGGCCGGATGTGGGCAACACCATTCTGGGCACGCTGCAAGTTGGACTGGACGCCGCGGGAACGTTCCTTTCCGGTGGATTCAGCGCGGCAAAGGAAGCCATTGAGAAAATCAACTGGTCTGAACTTGGGCAAGGCATTGCGGACGCCTTCAATGGTCTGGTGGACGTCGAAGGGGCTTTCCTGTCCGGCGGCTTTACCGCTGCCAAGGAAGCAATTGAGAACATCAACTGGACGGGCATTGGCGAGAACATTGCCACCGCGTTCAATGGCATCAT